CTACTTTGCCGAACTGAAAGAAGATATATAACATTATTAATAAGACAGACTATTCCGTTTGTATTTCGCTAACGCTACATACAAACTCCATAATTTTTTGGTTGATTATTATTGATTGATTTAGGTATATGGTGTTTTGGATTTATACTTTCATTTGGGTACATATATGATGTACCTATAGTTTTATTCTCCATCTGAATTATAATTCTGTTTCAAATTGACGTACTTCTCTGTGAAGATATTATCTACAAAAAATACTGGTAGCTTATCATGATACATTTTATAAATTTCTTCACCTGATATACTTATCCAAAAATTACTACCTATTTGTTTTTGTTTCTGCAATGTTTCGATCTCTTCCTGATATTTACTATTTTTAATTATTCCTCCAATTTTTCCACAGATAGTACAGTAACTGCATAATGATGTATGAATACGTTCTTTTTCTTCTTGAGTAAATGCGTTACTTTTAAAATTCCATTTATATTGGATTAAACATTCTTCATAATGATGTTTGTACTTTGATTTGCGGTTACTCTTTGAGATATTGCTCTCTGTTGATTTGAGATATTTTGGTATTTCGTTTTCTTGTATCATATTTAATTCCTCCTTTGATGTATTATTCTCTCTTTATGAAAATGTAATTATTGCACTATTGTTCTTTTGGTAGTAAAATGAATATATCTAATTTTAAAGGAGGAATTGTATATGAAGAAATTGAAGATATTAAAGAGGATATTTAATTTTGTGTTATGCATTGTAATGGTTATTACCGTTATTCAATTAGTACCACAAAATATTTATGCTGCCAATAAGGTTAAATTGAACTATACAAAGCTTACTTTGTATGTTGGCGAAGTAAAGAATTTGAAAATACATGAAGGAAAAACGGAAATATATTCTGCTAGATGGTCTTCTTCTAATAAAAATGTTGTGAAAGTTACTAATTATGGACATATAGAAGCATTAAAACATGGTTCTGTTAAAATAATCGCCAAATATAATAATAAAAATTATGTTTGTAAGGTTACTGTCAAGGATGCTTTAAAAGATCATGTAAGTTATGAGTTGATTGATATTCCTGAAAACAAAGATTTTAATAGAAATAATACCAATGCTATTAAGATAATAAACAACAATGATATTGCTGTTGAAGCTGGAATTAAATGTAAACGTTACGATAAAGACGGATTTTATATTGGAAATGGTGAAATTAGAGGTGTTGTAAATTCTAACAGGTATATTATTATTCCAATATCATATGATGAATATACAAAAATAAACTTAAGCAATGTTTATAGAGCCGATCCTATAGATATAGAATATAGCATATCTAATCCATATACTAATGAAAACTTTGAATATAGAGATATTATATTTAATAATAATTCAAATCGTAATCAATTAGCATCATGCTCTATATTGTATTACAATAGTGATAATAAACCAATTTGCATAAACACTTCTTATAGTATAAAAACAAATAAAATACCTGTAGGTGAAAAAATAAAAATATCTGATCGTTATTTATTGGATATGAAAGAAAAATATGATATCCAGAGAATTGAGATTTATTTATATTAGTTGTATATTGTTGAATATTTGTCTATTGGACTATGGCTTTGGCTATAGTCCTTTTTTATTGCTGTTTTATATATGGATATCTCTATTTAAAAGGTGATTTGTGCGAAGGTTTCAATATACCTCCCCCCATATGTTGAGATTCTTGAGTGTGACTTTTGATGGAAAAATTGTTATCGGTGAAAACGCTTATATATAAGGAAGAAAATAGGATTGTGGGTGTGATTTTTGGTAAGATAGAAGTTTGATTTTTTGGTTTGGAAGTGGCTGAAATGCTTGATTTTAGTGGGTTTTAACGATATGGGATACGATAAGTGGTTTGAGATAGTAAAATTGGGATTTTGCTTGATTTTGTTGGAATTTAATGGATTGGAAAAGGATGGATTTTTAAGTTGGTGTGTGGATGAATCAGCTATAGGGTTTGCTGCATTTGCAGTCCTATTAGTTAGTTTTAACTACCCCCAGTTAGTCTATAACAATGGCTAATAGATATATATTATACATTCTTTTCAGATAGAACAAATGTTCTATAAAATCAGTTCTAAACCATCTGATCAGAACATATTCGAACAAACGTTTGTATTATGATTTATCGTATTTTTTGAAAAATGATACTTGACTTTAGACAATTCATGTGATAGTATATAGTCAAGTCAAGAGAACAAACAATTTTTAAGAAATTAGAAATTGACTCTTGACAAGCAAAAGAATATCTGATATACTTGTATTAAGTCAAGCGAATAATTAGGAAGTAACAAGACTTTAAACTTCTTTGCAAGCAATCCTAAAACAATACTTGACAACAGACAAGTAGCATGATATACTTTAAACAAGTCAAGCGATTGACTTAAATGTTCAAACTTATAGCTTATATATAGGGTAGCAACCTATAAATAGGGTGCAAAGTCTAGCACACCTTACACCCTTACATAGTGGATAGCATGAAACACGCTATACTTAGCAATTTTCATTCTAGCATATTTCATGCAAAAATTCCACAAAAAGTTTGCATATCTTTAAAAATGCCTTTGTGAATAGGTGGCAAATGTTACGGCATAAACCACACCATGAAACAAGTCACGGCTTGCGGATAACTATTTACATTGCAATTCGGGATGAAAATAGAGTGCCTACGTTCCCCAACTCGTAGGAATTGAATATTGAGGTCTGTATCTATATCCTAAAGGGGTTAGAGGTCATGAATGCTCAAGACTAAGCATGAATACTCTTTAGGGGTGTACGAAAGTACAACGGTGTGAGGTGCACTAGGTAAGGTGAGGAGGACGTTATAAAGCTACCAGTCTGCAAAGATTGACAGTTCCAAGTCTGTTAAAAGCTGAGGATAACAACGTACACAATAAAAATACATAGCACCGATTGCGTCAAGTCGGAGAAAGAGAACATTATGAGTAAAACAACAACTAACACAACAGTAGCAACAAACAACACTAAAGTTGACTTTTTCCAGTCAGCACGCACATTATCAACACGGACTTCTGAATTTTTCCGTTGCATCATCAAAAAAGCCGAACTGAATACAATCTATGGCTCAAAAATTGATGCTAATAATAACAGTATTGCAGCCATTGACGACATGCTCGAAAAAGGTTCGGGAAATCTTGACATTACAGTTGAGGATCTGAACCGGATGCGTACTAATTATGTAACTATCAATGAAGGCTTAAAGGTTGAGTGGGATAAGTTGCTTAAAGAACAGGCTTCTTTTGAATACAACGAACACGACAAAAAATTCCGCAAAGCTATGAAAGATGCTAAGTGCTTAGAAGATGTCAAGACAGCAGTAGAGAACTTCTACAAAGTTTACAAACTTGATGTAGCAGGTACAACATTTGAAACTGCCGTTCTGGAATCAATCGGTAAGAAGATTGACACGAAAACCGTTGTAAAGTCTAACGGTACAAAGGCTCTCAAGTATGACGTAACAAATGCGCTTAAAAACCTTTACGGTGTAGGCTTTGAGTGGATGGTAGAAGCAGGAACTATCAAACCTGCCGATATTCCTAGCGTATTAACTGACAAGTACACAAAAAAATCTAAGAAAAACAACAAATAGTATGCAACCATAAAATGCATAGTTAGAGAGGGCAAGGCAAATACTTTGCCCTTTTTATAGTGTGCATTTTTAAAATTAAGGAGGGAATTGACATGTTGAAATTCAGAAAAAATGAAATCCATGCACTTGCAAATCAGCTCACAGCCAACACTGAGCTTTTCGGAGATGAAATTTGCTCCGTTACTTCTCAGCTAGTAACACTGTCAAACTCTGCAAATGAGTTTGGTTGTCTAATGGAAGGGAAAATTTCCGACTGCTGGGGTAGAACTGTAACTGCAACTGCTATACCTGATAAATTCAAGCATCATTGGAGCTTCTAAAAAGGAGGATAAAATCATGGGAAAAGATAGAAGCATGGCAATTAAACATGCAAAAGCGAAAAAAGAAGCAATGAAAGAAGTGCTAAACGATCAAAACGACTTTGCACAAACTTCATGGGGACTTACTGACAATATGCGTAAATGGTTCAAGGCAAAACCATATGCATTGACATATGGGAAATAAAAATGATAGCACTTGAAAAAAGTCAAATAATATGCTATCTTTGAATATATAAAAGGAGGAGAAAATTATATGATAGTATATTATAAACTTGATACACTTTTAAGCGAACGCAAAATAACAAAAACACAACTATGTAAAGATACAGGAATTAGCACAAATGTTGTATCTAAAATAAGTAAAAATGAGGTATTTAAAACAGACACATTAAACCGTATCTGCGAATATCTCCAAGTCCAACCTTCAGAAATTATGGAATGGATACCAGATGCAGAATATAACAAGACAAACGAAGAAAAACAAGCCATAGAAGCTCAAATAGCTGAACTCCAAGCCAAGCTAAAACAAATGTAAGGGAGGAAACAACTATGCCAACAATAGAAGAAATGCGTCAGTCAATGACACAAGCAGGAGTATATTCAAAAGCAGATATAGATAAAATCTGCGAACTCGAAAAGCAGTACAGAGAGGAATGCAAAGAGATAGCTGAACAGTGTGAAGCTGAAGGTTATCCAGCAAACGGAAGTAACTATGAACTCCGCTGTGCAGAGGTTCGTAAATATTACGATCATGAATTTGAGTTGATAGATTCAAAATATGATTTTGATGAAGAATAATTTGCAAAACGCAGCACCCACCAAGCACCCAATTTCCGGGTGCTATTTTTATACCCAAAATTAAGGAGGAAACGTAAAAATGTCAGAAAAACAGAAATCAATTCATGCAACCTATTGTAATTATGAAGTAGCAAAGGCAAGCAAACCATCACGGATCTATTCAGTCCGAACAGAAACACGGAAACCACACGGAATCAAAACTCATAACATGAGTAGAGCGATGTTAGCACAGACGTTAGCATCGCTTTTTTAGTACAAATAGAAGGAGGAAAGGCAAATGATAATTATTATAAAGGATGGTTATGATGTTATTGATAATCGTCCAGAAGCAGAAATCGCACAATCAGAGCGTGATTATTTTGAGGAGCGTTACAATAGAGAGTTAAAACGCAAACTCGAAGCAAACAAGCATCCATTTGCAAAGAAATTATTATCTGCATGTGGACTGTTATAGAAGGGAGAGTGAAAATCATGGCAAGAACATTACGGGATAATCAAGCATCATGGGACGCATTATTCTATGCGATTATTACAGGATGCACAGCGAAAGACGCATTATTAGCTATGGGAATTTGCCCAGATAGCGAAAATAATTTAGCAAGGAGAACAGAAAGAGAGGCGAAAGAATAGATGAAAGGATATGAAGTACCGGATGGTTATATGGGTTGGATCAATGGAAAATACCAGCTTTTTGAAAGCGAAAGCGAATATTACGAAACACTTTTAGAAAGAGAAGAGGTCTAAATGGAAAGAGAAATAAAAGGCGAATTATTCAATGCATTGTGTAAAAGATGCGGAGAACGTAGAACTTGTCATGGGATCTGCGTTGACATGAACAATGCAATGGTAAAGGCAAATGAAATTAAAGCGACTGCAAAATAATTGTGGTCGCTATTTTAATGAAAAAAATTATTTTAAGAAGCGAATAATATATTAGAAAGCGAGTGATGAAAATGAAACATCGGTAAAAGCGAAATGAAGCTATGCTATCAGGCTATACGGGCAAACACATTATAATAAGGAAAGGACAGATGAATTATGGCATATAGAAAGACAAAACAACTAAGAGAATTTGAACCGATTCTGTTACAGAATGGATACAGATTTACACGGTGCAAGGGAAGTCATTTCATTTATATGAATCGAACTTCTCATAAAATCATAGCAGTCAATAAAGACTTGAACAGAATGGTTCGTGAACGATTAATAAAAGAGAATAAGTTACAGGAGGTATAAAACTGTGCAGACAAGAGAAATTAAAGTAGGAACAAAATTCAAGCATATGAAAGAAGAATGGATCTGTACATCGAACGATGGATTCATATTTGAAGCAGATTGTTTGAATAAAAATTGTCCAATGAAAGATTTAATGCTTATTGGATCAAGCGAAGAAGTAGAAGTGATTGAATAGGAGGTGTAAGAACATGAAATGGACAGAGTTATTACGGAAAGATAATTATGCTTTACTGCAAAGCGAAAGTGATACACAGTATGCGGTTGCAAGTGGCTATGATCCAACGCAGCCTGAAGATCAGCAGTGGTCAAGTGGAACATATTTTACTTATTGGAATGACGCAAAGCGAAAAGCTGATTGCTTGCAAAATGCTTTAGATTGTTTTAGAAGTAGAACAGAAGAGAACTATGTAACCAAAGGTCAGAAATACCTTGAAATCTACAGAGAAGATTATAGCGAAGGCACATTCAATGAAATTATTACATCGCTTGGAATTGATAATGACAGAGTTGGAAATGCGATTGGTTGTTATTGCATTGTAGATGAAGAAAGTTTAAAAAGGTAAAAGAATGCGAAGAGGTATAGTTCATGCGATTAAGTGATTTATTATCATATATAAGCGAAAATGAAAACGTTTATGTATGGTTGGATGGAAAAATTGTAGCTGAATATAATGGGAGAGATAGTATTTCTCTTAAATATAATGATTTTGAGGTTGAAAAAGGAAGTCTTAGAAAGTGTGAAAATGGAATCGAAGTTACATTGACAGGAAATTTAATTGTTCCTAAAAGATAATGAGCAGGAAGATGTGGATTTTATTATCTCGATGAATGTAATAGCAGAGTAAACAGATATTTCATAAGGAAAGGAAAGGTAGCGAATATGGAAATTAAAACATTAACAACATTAGAAGAATTAGAAAGTTTAGGTTCAGCTCTTACAATGGAGGGACTTGCAGAAGATTCAATATCTGAATTTATTGATTGGATAAAACAGTATACACCAATGAAAAGTGAAACGGCTTATACTATCAAAGGAAAAACAATGAATGATGTATATATGTTAACTGGAAATAATAAATATCCAGATGATTGCACGATTGTTTCAATTAAGCTTGAAGATATGGAAAATAGTATGGCTGTAGTTATGCCACGATTCCATATTGGTGCAAGATGGTTTGATGACATTGTTATGAATAATGCAGCAAGGGAGAAGTAGAAAACGTGTTTCATAAGAAGGAGGATAGAATCATGAAGTACAGATTAGGTTGTTATAACACAGATGGAAGTTTAGAGTGTTTACGCACTGTAGATAATAAAGAGAGTGCAAAACTTGCGTACAAACATCTGAAAGAAGAATATCAGTGTACGATTTGGGTAGAGAAGATTGAGTTTGTTGATCCAAAAGAGGAGTTTAAAGAAGCATAATAAATGCGTGTTTCATATGGAAAGGAGGAAACAATATTATGCCAGAAACAAAACAAGATATGTCAAAAACATGTGGATTCTCATATCAGGATAATTGGACAAAGGCAAATGTAACACACGAAATATCTCAGGAAGAGTGGAAAAAGTGGTATGCTACTCATTGTGGTAAGTGTCAGTACATGTGCGAAATTTGCATGTATGGAGAAGAATAGTTAACACAGCAAACGAGATTTACTCTGTGATTATGAAAGTTGGCACTAAATTCGCATTTAATAAGGAAAATGAAAGGAAATTTTAATATGAGTTGGGATTTTGATTTATGCGATCCAGTTACAAAGAAAGTTTTAGAAACAGAGGAAAAACATGAAATAAAAGGTGGAACATATTGTGTCGGTGGTACAACGGAAATGGCATTGAATATTACCTATAATTATTCTGATATTATAAACAGAAAGATGGAAGAACTTGGAATTCTCAAAGAAGATTCATATAGCTATGCATATTATCTTAATGGAAAAACTGGTGCAGAAACAATTGAACCGTTAAAGAAAATCATATCATCGTTAAAAGATGATGCAACTGAAGGAAATGCAAAAAGAGCCTTGTGTGGACTATTAGCGTTTGCACAGTTAAGACCAGATGGTATATGGAGCGTATGCTAACAACATTTTGAAACTAAGATTTCTTAGGAAGGAGTGAAGAGAAATGGCAAAATATAAATGCAGCAAGACAAAGGATAAAATCCTTGAAATTATTGTAGAGGAATTTAGAAAAGTAAATAAAGATTATGATGATGCAATGCAGAACGACAATGATAAACTCAAAGAACGGAATCAGGGCAGATATGTAGCAATGTTTGATTTGTTACATAAGTTAGAGATTTATAAAAAGGAGTGAAGCGAAATGACAAGAATTGAAAAGTCAAAAGAGGACGCACGGAACTTAAATGAACTCACGGATCATTTGATTAAATTACTTGAATCGGATGACAGGCGGTTCTCATTTGAATTTTGTGCAGGTGGCACAATGGAGATTTATGACAAAGAAAAAGAAATCGGTTATGCAGTTCATATTACACCGATTGAATATGATGAAGATGGAAACGCAATTAATTTATAGCAAACGCAAAGGCAGTTAGGAGAATAAATACCTAGCTGCCTATTTTATTACAAGAAAGCGAGGAAACGAATTATGGAATTACGGAATAATTGGTATAAAGCAGACAAAGGAAAACATTTTGTGCTTACAGAAAAAGGCAAAGAAGAGTGTGCAAGCTACAAGCATAAAACAGTTGGTGAACCTGTAGACGAATATGATTATGAAGCAACTGAATGGTCAGTTGATAAAGGTTATGTAATCGAAACTGATATTCCAGTATGGACAAAAGGACTTAAGGGATATGAAGTTGTGTATTATTACGAAGGAAAATATAGATTATCAGCAGGTAATCCACAGATATTCCCAACACGCAAAGCAGCAGAAATTTATAAAAAGCATTATGAAGCATATGCATGGTTCAATAAAGATTTAGTGATTGAAGAAGTTGAATATGATGGTGTTCCATTAAACAAACCGAAAATGTACAAGGGAAAAGAAATTGTAGATAAAGAACATTACTTTGGACTTGATGCACATGAAGTTGGTGAGTATTTCACAGAGGATATGATTGATTCCTTTATGGATTTATTACCACCAGCTTGTATGAGAAGTGATTGTTCACAGATTGGTGAACCATGTTCAAGTAGAATTGATGAAAATGGAAAGGGCAGAACAACATATTCTACATTCAAAAAGGTAGATGATGGAATTTGGGAATATTGTGGAGATTGTTTTAGAGGTGAAAATTATATGCATGGAAAAGATATTCCGTATGTGAGATAAGGAGATGATACTAATGTTAAATATCAAATGGGATAACGGAGTTATAGGATATTTAAGCAAAAGCGAAAAAGAACTGTATGAAAAGATTGATAGAGAAATCAGTGCTATCAATGCAGTAAGTAAAACGGAAATATCTGTAATAATCAGTATTGAAGGTGGCAATCAATTCCACATAAAGAAAGATACTGGTTCACTGATTGGATATATGAACGCAGAACAGTGTTGGTATGCATTGAAGGGAATTATGACAAGTTTGTTATACATGGAAAGGCAGGTTGATTAATATGATGCAGTACGAAATAAAAGAACCAAATGGGTTTGGAAGTACATGGATAAAAGTAATAGGTAAAAATGCAAAACAGGAAACAATGACAATAGAGATTGTACATTGTGAAAATCCAGGAGGTAAAAATTCATTACCTTATGCATGGTATAAAAATGGTTGGACTGATAAAGTAATGGAAACCTATATTGGTTGCCATACTTATGTACATGATTCTGAAGGAGCTTGTTTTGGTATTTATAATCCAACAACAAAATTAAGTGATGACGGAAAGAGAAGTGTAATCAACTTTGATTGGTTACTCGAAGATACAGAGGAAAATCAAAAGAAAATCATTGAAGCTTGTATCAAACTATTTGAGTCTGCTACCGGCAAGAGTGCAACAGAAAAGAAAATTGAACATGTAATGGAATTTGCAAAAGAAAAAGGTCTTGAGGTTGTATCTGAAATGCCTAAAGGTTGGAGAAAAAATCCATTTGCAACAGATCCATATGGAGCTGTGACTATTGATAATGATAAGCCAATTTTTGCTAATCATAAGAAGAACCCAGAATATAAGAGAATGCTGTTGATGGAAGGAGTGTGATAAATATGTTACCACAGATTCAGTATGATAAAGTATTGCTTGGTAAAATGAAAAGCAATTACTTTAATGCAAAGGCATTATATGAAACCATTAAGGCAAATGCAGAAGAAATTCAGAGAAAAGTTCTTGCAGAGAATGAATTTTATGAAACAGAAGATATTGCGAAAAGAATGGAAAAGCGGGGTGGAGATGGTAAGCCTAAACGTATCCTTGATCCTGACTTAACATATATGATGGACTTAGACAATGAGTTGCCACGATTCATTGATTTATGTTATCCAGAATATGTGAAAGCTGGAATTGCAGATTCAAGAGGTAAAGATTATATTCCAGAAGCGAATGCAAAAGATTTGATGTATGAGGCAGAAAAGCAGCTTATAGAGTATGGAATTGATATTATTCCCGATGAATTTGGTGAAAAGGAAACTCTTAGAAAAGCAGTACAGATGATTAAGTACAGAGATAAAGTACTTGATTTGGTATTGAGATTAGAAAGTGGGGAGGTTGAAAATTATGCAGAAAATAATTGACAAAGCTGTTTTATCAGACGGAACGAAAATACAGCTTGAAGATTGGCATAGCGAAAATTCAGAAAAATATCCAGACTTATATGGGTATATGATAGGTGCTTATCCGAAAGCAAAAAATACAGGGAAATGGGGTTGGGTTAGAACAGGTGAAACTTTTAGATTGAGCATTGGTAGGAACGAGTATGCAAAATATACAGATGATATGGTACTTGCTGATTATGAATCATTAAAAAATGGAACGAAAACACTTGCTAATCTACGAGAACATTTTAATGATGGAGCAAAGCATGAATTTTACTTGGGCTTGATCGATAAAGAGCCTGAGTGGTAAAGGAGCGTGATTATATGGCAAAACATATTATTGATAAAGATAATACATTAAAAGCATTAGGAAGCATTAACACGTTATTATCTCAGTCATTACAGATAATAAAAAAGGTAAATGAAGATGAGCAATGGGATTTTTGTACAGATGATGTTTTAGCAAGGCGAGTTAATGATGCTGAAAGATTAATAAAAGAAATATCAGACGTTGTATTTCAGAACGAAAAAGCAAAGTAAATTGTAATTTCTTGGCAGAATAATTACAAGATATAGTGATACATAAAACGAGCAACCGCAATATATAGTATAAGAAAAGGAGATTAAAACTATGAAAGTAAATGAAGTAAGAAAAACAGAAACAATTGAGAAATTGGTAAAAATTGAGTACATTGCAGAGGATGGAATTGTATTTAGAAGTGAAGAAGAGTGTAATAAATATGAGGAATCAGCACTGTTTGCAATTAGTAAAGAGTTAAAGAGATTAACAGAAAAAGATTGTGTTTCTCAGAACGATATTAACGATAATTTGTCATATGATGACATGGTTGAAATCTTTGATGTACAGACAGAAAGGGATTTAGAAAATCTTAGAAGATATTTATATCTAAAAATGAGAAAAAATGGAGCAAGTGAAGATAGTGTAAAGGAATGTTTTACTTCAAAAGATGGAAAGAGAGACAAGTACGTATTTGACGGTGTCACAGCAGGTCATGAAGTAATGATTTTCTGGAATTATGACGAGGATTGGTTCTGGGTTTACAATGACGGAAGTATTAACGGATATTGTGAATTTTTCAGAGAGAATATCGCAAAGCTTATTACGTCAAAGGAGGAAAATGCAGATGCTTAATATAACATTCAAATATAAAGATGCAATGAGTAATTGGGAATGGAGAACACAAAGTTGTACAGTGTCATCTGTTGAAGAATGTAAGCGAATTTACGGACTTGACAATGGCGATGTTGAATACGAGATTTTAGAAGTCAAAGAGGCATAATACAGAGAATAATAAGGCAGACGCAAACATATGTGTCTGTCTTATTTATTAGGAAGGAGAATGTGAAATGCAGTTGATGCAATTTGTAACAAGAGACACCAAAGACAAAAACAAAATTCTTGTATGGTGTACAACAAACAGACTAATTACATTCAGAGATTTTATGCAGTATGTATTGGACAATGTGAAAAATCCCAAAGATTTTATGATTATTGATACGGAAAAGGATCTTGTTTATGACATGTATAAAGTCGCAACAGAAATGTATGAAATGTGGAAGAGAACTTTTGAAGAAAGAATGAACGGTGTTTATACAGGCAAGTGGGCAAAATATACAAATTCAGATTTGAATTGTAGGGGGTAAGCAAAATGGGACTTTTATATTTAAAGAATGAAGAGAAACGGTTGTACAGTGCATACGGATTAACCGTATATGGCAGACAGGATAGATATGAATGGACTATCTACAACAATAAACCAGATGAAAATGTATATACATCATTACGGATTGAGCGAAACGGAGAGGAAATCTACAGCAGAAATCTTGGTAATAGATGTATCTTTGAAGAGAATTTCAACAGAACGATTGATAACTTCTTATGGTGGATTGATAAAGATAATCCTGATGTATATGACATTGACAATGCAGTTATTAAGGATCTGTGCGAAACAAACTCATTATTTAATCATCTGATTGGAAATCGTAAGCGAAAAGAACAGGCAGAAGCCAATGAGAAGGCAAGAGTTGAAGCTATCAGAGAAGAGAAACAGAAACAGATTGACTTGATTAAGCAATATTGTGAAAAGAAAAATCTGTTATTCAAACAGTATTATGAAAAAGTTTATCTGATTAAGTTGCACAATAAAGATGTAAGACAGATGATTGAAAATGCAGACAATAAGCAGTTTGAAGGAATGAGAGATTTTATGAATGAACATCCTGATAACAAAGATGCTGTGATTGTAATGAATGGAAATATTGGAGATATAGTAAGGCAGATAGTATAGAAAGTGAGGTTGATTGATATGACAATGGAAATATTAAAAACAAGAATAGATGAAATATTAAAGAAAATGTGGGGTGTAAATGAAGATGGCGGCATTGAAATTTATACTGACTATAGAGAAAGAGAACTTTCTGATAGTTTCTTAAAAGAGATATTTAAGCATGATAATCCAAGGGAGGCATTTAATGATGAATTAGCTGATTGGGCTATGGATTATGCGATGGAGTACGGAGAAGATGAACTTGAAAAGGATATTCGTGAAGAACTGACAAATGAAGAGGAAGAGTATTTTACAGATAATTTTGATGAGATATGGGAGTATGTAAGAGAAAATACATATTTTTATTACAACACAGAGGATTTCAATAATGAAATCAAAGTAAATATTATGGTGGATTGTGGTAATTGGAATTACGATTGCGTTTGCGATAATGTTCTGAATTGGTATGGAAATTCAGGAGATGGCAGTATTGACAAAGAATCATCTATGTTTTGGTTAGCAAAGACGCAAGGTAAAGCAACTGCATTAAGAAAGGCATGTAAACAGGTACATAGGGATGATGGATATTATGTAGATAGAGATAAAAACAAAGACAAATTTATTGAAAGCTGCATACAGGAATTTGAAAATCTTCCATCACATATGGCAACTGTAACATTTCTTGTAAAAATGCCGTTATTTGATTTATTTGATTTAATCGAATTACAGAACAAAGAATATGACGAAAAGGGAAAATATGATCCACGAAAGAATGAAAATTCAAAATCTTACATGGTTCTTGGAAAGGAAACTATGTGCGGATTATATGATCCTTGGTCTGGCGGTGGTTCTGTATTAGAAATAGAGTTGGATAAAGATGTAAAACTACCTATTAAATACGCAATCTTTTGTGTCGAGGGATGTAAAATGCATGGATATGACATTGATGAAGTTTATGGATTGATTGGTAGCTGTTGGAAAGAAACAATAAAGGAAATAAAAGAGGTTGCTTAAATCAAAGGAAAGAACTGTTTCAGGATAGAAAGCGAGGGAAAAATGGTTGATTATACAAGAATTACTGTATCAAAAGATGGTAAATATCTATTTGCAACAGAGCAAGGACATCTTACGTATCCGTGGGAAGCAAAAGTGATTTATAAATTGCTAAAAGAAAAATTCCCAGAAAGCGAAGGATATAAGGTTGATGTGATGATGTGGGAATCAAGAGGATATGAACCAGATTGGGTGAAGGAGGTAAACGATAATGAAAACAATAATTGATAGAAGTGAATGTAAACCATTAAGTGACAATATTGAAGGCAAATTAGTAGTAATTAAACCAGATTTTTTCAAACCAGAGTTTAAAGACGCAAAATATCAAATTGTACTTGCAACTGGTGGTTTTGGATGTGATGCAAGTAATAGTGGAAATGCAGTATTTGTAACGGAGTGTTGTGAAAATCCAGAAGAATACAGACAAGAAAGATACAACTTGATTGGCGAACCTACAGAAGAAATGATTGAGGAATGGAAATCTTTATATGGTGAGTTTAATGAGAAAGTACAGAAAGCATTGGAGGTGTAGTAATTATGATGACAGAAGAGAGATTCAAAGAGACTAATTATAAAATGAGTTACGAGGAATACAAGAAATGCTGTTGCCAAAGATGTATGAAGGAAGATTGCATTCATAGAGATGCATATAGAAGATTGCCTGAAATTGATGGTGGTCTTGGTTTGTGTCCTAATTTGAAGGAGAGTGATTAGTATGAGATTAGCTTATTTTTGTCATTATGACGGGAATGAATGTAAAAGAGAAATACCAAAATTAAATGAAATAGGAGAAGTTATTTTTCCAAAAGGATACAAGAAAGATAATAGATATTGGGATTCTTGTGTGTCGTGTGATAGGAATTACTCAATGTGCGGAAAATGTTATGGAAATTTAAAAATAGTTAAGGAGTGATTAATATGTATAAGTTGCGAATATATAAACTGTTTGGTTTAGATAAAGGAAACTTAGACCATGAGGAACTGTTCGATGCTAAAGAGCAGATGGATAAAAGATATGATGAGTTATTTCAAAGAGAATTATATAGCTTAAATCCTACTGCATGGAAACGGATTGATGGTGAGTGGAAACGATTGGAGGGATATTAAAATGAGAGTAAAAACATATCAAAATAAACGAAACAAGCAGAAATACATTGAGGTACATAGTGACGGACATCATCACAATTCTGTTCGTCAGTATATACAGCACGATCAGAAAGTTGCAGGTCGTAAGGTTGGAGTTGTTAGGAATTACACTGGCGATGGAAAACTTCATCGGTGGAGAAAAGACAACTTAAATGAACTATTGGAAGATTACAAGGAGGTGTGAGTATGAAATATCAGCATATAGAATTTATTGATGGTAGTAATCCTTATATCAGCAAAACAGAAAAGAATTTCAAATGGATGTGTAAACATTATGTTCTCATTCCGATTGCAGAAAATTTCTGGAAAGCAACTGATAGAATTTATTATAAAGTAGTTGGATTTGTAGATAAAGACAAAAGAGCTACTTTTAACAGAAATTACAAATCAAAAGCAGGTGCAATGAGAGTAATTCGCAAGGCAATTAAAGAGAATAAATTTGAGTGTATTGTACTTAGAAAAGAGGTTGAAGATTTACGGAATGATGAACACTTTGATATTTCAGTAAGTACACCTATTAAAACATGGAATTTGGTATAGATTGGAGTGATGGAAATGAGAAGAACAACCAAAAAAGAACGAAAAGAAAATGCAAATAGATTTTATAATATGTTTATGAATAGTAATTGTAATCAGGCAGCTATTGTAGTTGAAAGAACAGAAAGTAGTAACTCGAATATCAATAGGTGCAGATTTATAGCAGTTCCATCAACACTTGCATTTATGGAAAATCCAATAGTAATCGCAGAGTCTGTATCTGGGATTACAGGTTGTTTTATGGAATTATTAGATGATATTAAGCCAAGAAGAGGAACAGAAAAAACATATTTTGATGATGGTTTTAACGATTGGCTTGAAGAAATGTATAAGTTCAGAATTACATATAAGGATGGACTTGTATTTATGTTGGAAAAGAATATTGAAGAAACACAGTAAATAGCAATTTCATTTTAAGATTGGAGTGATTTTATGGACAAGAAAAGTGAAGAATATTTAAGTCAGTATATAAAACTTACTAATGAAATCAAACAGAAGATAGAATCCCATGCAAATAGATACAATATCAGAGCAGAAATATGTGCATGGTATTCAGGTTGGGAAGATTTTTGTTCAGATTGGTGTGATGGATGTGGTTATACAAGAACAGAAGCACGGAAATTATATCATGGTGGTATAGGTGAATTTATGAATTTACCTAATGGAAACGGAATTATTAGATTTGTTATTTAATAGGCAAGTAAACAAGAGTTTCATTGGCAGAATTGGAGGTAATTATTATGACAACATACACATTAGAAGGTAAACGAATGGTAGTTGATGAGGAAAGACTTAACGATTTAGCGAAAAGATGGCTACCAACAGGAATGAGTGCTAATTTTAAAAGAGAATTTGCAGATTATGTTAGATTCTTGATTGCAGATTTGGAACTAGATGAACCATTTTACGACTGTGATGGAGTTGGTGTTAGCGTAGAACAATATTATTTCTTAGCTTGCCTCATTTATGCATGGAATAATGGATATGAATCCATTTTAGAATGTGATGATGATTTAAAAATATTTGATTGTTTGGATTCTGTTACTGAAGAAATCTATGATGAATTTATAGAGAGAACCAAAGATGAAAATGGAGAAACCGATACAGAATATTTTATGAAATGGGTAAATGAAGAAAATTGGGATGAAAGAAATAGAAAATGAAATGAGGATTTACTGTGAAGAATGGAGGCTATATGATGAAACGTGATTTAGTAGATGAATTGTATAAAATAGCATATAAGCGATATAGAGAAAAATATCCAAATAAAGATTTCGCATCTATTCCCAATTTTTTAGATTCGCTTTGGTTTAGTATTGAAGGTGAACTTAATAGAAATGGATACGATGCTGCAAGAAAATATGTAGAAGAAGCAGACTTAATTGTATTAAGGTGAATAGTAAGAATGGAGGTAGACATGGAAAAAATTGATAATAATATTCAATTAGCTTTCTTAGGTGGTATGAAAGCTGGATTAGAAGCATTAATTCATGGACTTGAAGTAGTAGCAGAGAATAATAACGGGCAAGTATCATTTGAGTTTGTTAAAATGGTTTCTGCTAGTACGATAGCTGATGTAGAATTAAAATTATCTAGTATAGAGAACGGGAAAGGTCTTATAGATGCTTTAAATAATAAAAGCAAATGAAAGATAATTTACAATGCTCAGGATTTGTTATAAAGGAGAGATGTATTATGGTAAGAATTAAAGATGGAAATTATATAGCAATATTCCACGATAGAATGATTGAAGTAAAAGCAGATTCAAAAAAAGATGCTTATAATAAAGCAAAAAGATATTTTGAATCAAGAGAACATAGAGAATTATTTGATGGTGAATTAAAAGTGTGTCAGATACCATCTATAATAGGTGTTCTTGATGAGTAAATGAAACGATGATTTACTAAGATTATGAAAGGAAGGGATGATATGTTATTTAAAGAGTATTCAATAGAATGGCTTGATATATTTAAAAGTATGAAATCTTATAACACACAGAGGCTGTATAGAAATATAATTGAAAATCATCTCATTCCTGAAATTGGTGAAATGGAAATGAATAATATTTCTATTTCTGATCTTCAGCAAATTATTAATGAAAGGATTTCTAATCCAGCCACATGTAAACATATTTTATTGACACTTAAACAAATATTTAAAATAGCGAAAGAAGAAGGGGTTGTTGATAAGAATTTATATACTTTTATTCAAGCTCCATACTATGAATCCAATGAAAAAAGAGCATTGACAAAAGATGAAAAAATAGCAGTTCGAAATATTGATTGTGATTCAATGAGTAAGGTATTTGTTCATATATTATATGGATGTGGATTAAGAAAAGGAGAAGCATTAGCTTTGACGAAAAATGATATTATAAATAATGAATTGGTTATAGATAAATCATTGCATTTTGTCAATGGAAACCCAATATGCGGAAATCCTAAAACACATTCAAGTAATAGAAAAGTACCTATACCTGAATTTTTATTAAAAGAGCTTACATCATATATGGAAACAATTGATGATAAGCTCTTTTTTAATATAGATGGAGAATATCTTAAAGATAGTGAATATACAAAAATGTGGAAATATATAGTTGGAAAAATAGATAGTAACATAAATGCAAATTCAAAATTAACAGCACATATATTTAGACATAATTATGCTACTACTTTGTATTACTCTGACGTGTCAATAAAACAAGCTGCGAAACTTATGGGACATTCAAATGTAAATACTATTTTAAAGATATATGCTCATTTGGATTCGGAAAATGAAAAACTTACAGAGAAAATTAATAAAATATTTTATATATAAGGAGGAATTAGAATATGACTGTTGCGGAAGTAAAAGAATTATATAAGGGAGAATACGTAGATTTAGAGGTCTATAAGCCTTTAAGTAAAGGGTATTATTATCCGAATCATTTTCATGGAGATAATTGTGTGGAACTTAGCAATGATTCTCCTGAAGGAGATTACACGGAAGATATGGAAGTTGGTCTATATGAGTTGATGGATCAGAGTGAATATAATAATACTTTAATGGCAAATTGTGATATATATGCAGATTTTGACGATTGGTATGGCAATAAAAACGCAAAAGTTCTTTGTATTATGATTAAATAACCGCAAGAATCGGAAATTTATTTAGACACCAAACAAAAAGAAAACAAGAACAACCTGTGGGTAAATTTTTACCTACAGGTTTTATTATTATGGAGGTAGAATTATGATAGATATAAAAAAATTACATAATATGAGCTTTGAAGAAGGCAAAATATACCTGAAAGAGAATGGATATGTACAGAATGACTCGGCAAGTAGCATAGATACAACTATATCAGATAGAGTAGAGGATATATACTTTACACTATATGATGAAAATGATCAGGAACTGGATGTGATTAGCTATTGTATGTTTTATAACCAGATTGGCAATAGAGAGGATGGAGATATAGAAATAATATCTGAAGGTTGGGAAACACTGGAAAAGGTAGCTTAAATAAGATATAATAATTATATGCTATGGAAGGGAGGTGGGAAATATGAGACACGAAGGTATATTTTTGCAGCTATTGAATGCAAAGGAGAGAAATAATGTTGAAGATTTTTTAAAAACTTATATTCTAATTTGTAGTCAACTTGGTGTCGAGTCTTGTAACGAAGTAATTGAGTTGCTGAATGAAGATATGAATATGGAAGAAAAGCAGAACATTATGACAAAGGAGCTTTTCAGGATTCAGGAACTTATAAATAAAATGAAAAAATAATAATTGAATTTATAATAGATACATTGTGGAAAAACAAGATGGAAGAGAGGTGATAGATAATGAATAACACTATTATATTATTAAAGGGCGAAGCAAATTTAACACGGAGGGAATATAAGAAATTTGCAAAGGGAGATACAATTTGGGGCAATGATTGTTACCCAAAGGAATTGGAAAGATGGAACATTGAGCAAATAAATGATGCAAAAGCAAAATTGGTAAACTATAAATGTGACTATTACAATGCTGGCGAGAGTGTGTATATAACAGAATATGCTCTTGAGTATTGTGAGTGTGACGAAGATGGAGAATTTATACAGGGCGCAGACTTTGATCTTGCAGAAGAAAAAATAGGAGGTAAAGACCTTATGAATAATTTTACAATATATAGAAATTATGGAGTTCTTAGGGCTGAAAAAAGAAATGTGTATACATATGGAGCACCACATATTAACGGAGTCTGTAGTGATGAGTTAAAAGTTAAGTTACCCGATGATTGTGATTGGAAGTTATTTGAGAATAATTTTGGTCAGACTATGATAGAAACCCCTTGGGGTTGGGCATATAATCTCAACGAAGTATTACAGGGAAATGAAAGTCCATGTTTGTATGCTTTGGATAAAGATCAGAAGGCACATAGAGTTGAATTAGTAATTATTGAAGAGAAATAGAGAATATAAAAGTAGAGCAAGCCATCGGATATAATCTGGTGGCTTTTGTCAAACATTAAAGAAAGAAGGTAATCATTATGGCACAGTTAATTGGATATTTAGTAGCTTTTATTATTGTATTTGGCATTCCTTATCATCTTAATAAAAAGGAAGAATCTCGTAAGAGACAAGATATGTATAATAACTTAAACAAGAAGTCTGTAGATGAAATGGAAAAATGGAGAAGATAGTAATATAAAATAAGAAAGGTGGTTGATGATTATGTTCGGAGGACTATTAGCGTTTTTAGGAATTTATGCAGGAAGTGCTGCAAAGGCAGCGTATGACAATTATGATATGAAGAAGACAACTCGTACAGTTGATAAAGATGGAAATGTGCATTATATGGACAGACTTTGTAATGATTACATCAATGGTGAGAGAGTAAAGAGAGTTGAAACAACAGACATAAATGGGGTTAAGTTGTATTCAACTGTTGGTGTGAATAGTAGCAAAGTATATAATACTTCTTACGGAAGGGGTACACAGCAGTTATTTGCTATGAGTGAACATGATAAACAGGAAAATCTAAAATACGGAAAAAATGTATATAGTCAATACAATCCATATTTCGGAAAAACTGTTACAACTGAAATTAGTTCAGGCAGAACAATTACCTGCTTGTTTAGTGGTAAAAATAGTAAGACCGGTAAAGAGTTCTATAGAGTATGGTATTTTCGTCCAGAATGTCAAGGAAAGCTTGATTACAATACTACTGTTGATGGCGATATGGGAATTGAAATTACAAAAGAAGAATTTAATAAGTTGAATTTTGGAGCTTTGACATGTACATGTATGCCAAGTGATTATGATGTAGTCCATGCATTATGGGGTGATAGGTAATGAATAAACAGAGAAGAGAAAAAATAAGGCAACTCAAAACTCAAATTGATTTGATTCAAACCGATTTGAAGAAAGTTTCAAGTGAGTTATCTTCTATATTAAATGAAGAACAGGACGCATTTGATAATATGCCAGAGGGGTTACAGAGCAGCTATAGAGGAATGTGTTCTGAAGATGCAATTGATAGTATGGAAGAAGCGAGTGAGAAACTAGATGAGGTGATTGAGTTGTTGAATGATATTGTGTAGAATAGAAAGCGGAGTTGATAAAATGATATTGTACAAAAATGTAGATATTTGTGATTTAGAGTCAATTTTATATAGGTAGATTGGAAGAGGTGGTATAAATGAGCCGAATTAATAAAACGCAAAATAACTTGCAGTCAGTATGGAATAATTTGGATCTTGCTTATGAACATATGGAAAGAGCTATTAAGGATTTATCACAAATGACTAGATTGCCTGATGAATTAGAGAAAATGATTGAGCAGTATGATTTATCGGAAATTAGTATGATAAAGCAGGAAGTTGAAAAATTGATGAAATGAGGTAATGTAGATGGAAAATAAAAAAACATTAAAATATTTAAATGATATGAAGAATAGTAAAATGCCACCATTTGATAGTCAATATGAATTTTTCTTTGCTACACTGGAAGATTATTATATTGCAAAATCAAATGGTGCAAAGATAATAAAAGAGGAGCTTATGGAATGGGAATCTGAAGCACAAAAAGAAATTGTTAATATATTGGCTGATATTATAGAATCTGATGAATTGATTGGCTTTGATAGAAATGATATTTTATCGTTAGCTGATTAAATGACGAATTCTTGGTAAATAGATTGGAGATGATAACAAAATGGTAAAATTAAAAGTTGGTAGAAATATAATTGAACTTGATGAAAAAGATCTAATTTTAGATAACGGAGCTTGTTACCAAATTGTTACTAAAAAAGTTGGAGGATTTGATTGGCATTATCCTATAATGAGTAAGAAGTTGTTTAATGATTTAAAAAAACTTGAATTAATTTTCACAAGTGAAGGATTAAAACAAGATGCTATAAAGAAATATGGTACATCGGTAATAACTTATTGGAAGTTTAACATTGAAAAAATGCAAAAACTTGGATATTAAATCCAAAGAAAAATTGCTTTCATATGAAAGGAGATAATTTATATGAAGCTAGGAAAATATTCTGGTAAGCTTTATGCAGAAGACGAAGTTAAAAATATGCAGGAGTGTGGCGTGTGTATATCCAATGAACAAGCGAGTGATAAAAACTGAATTAATGAGCGGCATTTACAGGATCTAAAAGGTTGTGCAGTATGTTTTGGATGTCCAATGGCTCAACAGAATATATAATTTGTTGTTGAAAGATTGTTTTCATATAAGAGAGGTAAATAATAATGAATGAACGTGTCTTATATAATGCGCAAAAATCTGTTATTGAGGAAGTAAAACAAGAGTTGCTTAAAAAAGCAGAAACAGAAAGTCAGAGAAATGTTATTAAAGAAGTATGCAGAGCCGTGGCTAGAAAACATAAATTTGATGATTTGAAAACCTGATGAAACAGACATTTCGAATTAAATATTTTTAAAATATGAAGCAGAAATTAACTGCTTCTTTTTTATTGCAGAAAATGAGGTGATAAAGTGAGCAGATACAAAAATGGAAATCCAAAACGACAATCAAAGTTTATATGCTTGCACTGCATGAAAGAAAATATGTTGGTTACTGGCATACAACGCAAGCAGCAACGTGAGAAAGGACATGTAAAAGATTTATATTGTTTGCGATGCGGATTTGTTACAAAAAACGAAGAGGTTAGATATTGTGATTCCTACGATGAAATATTTGAGTTAGCTAAGATAAAAAGAGAGAATTATTATACGGATAAATATGAAAGAGAGGTTGGTTAATATGCAGACAAGAGATTATGCAACAAAGAAAAAAGGAAAAACGGAAGTACAGCCATTCTGGAATATGTCTGATATTAAGAATGTTGTTGAGTGGTTTGAGAAGAATAACGAATGGGATGGATATCTTATTACATTATTAGAACTACTTCTTGGTAGACGAATAGGTGATACAGTAATGATGAAGTGGTCGGATCTGTATTATGAGAATGGAAATCGAAAGAGTGAGATTGATACTATTGAAGAACAGAAAACAGGTAAAATTACCAATATCCCTGTGAGTAATATGGTATGGGAAGCTGTTGATAATTATTTGTCGCATGTCAAAATTGATCCAATGGAACATTACAATGAATATATCTTTCAGTATCAGCCCAAAACTGATTGGATTAATAGATGTATGTTAAATGTATATTCTGAAAATAGCATTGATGCTTGGTGTAGAGTGTTAAATAAAGACTTTTCTGATAAGCGAAAGGAAAAGATATTTAATGATTTTCATAAGCAGAGAAAATATTCATCATTGGGAGATTACCTTTATTATGAAGTTGAATATAATGATGTGGTTAAGTGGCAGACAGATGATTATAGAAAGAAATTAAAGAAAGCGGTTGCAGATATTGGAATAACTTCACCTGTGTCGAGCCACAGCCTTCGGAAAAGCTTCGGTTATTGGATTCATAAGACACACCCGTTTGATCCAGATTGTTTACTATCATTACAGAAGCTGTTCAATCATACAGATATTCAGACTACAATGAACTATATTGGATTGACAGAAGAGAAAAATAGACAGTTGATTAACGATCATGGAGAGTTTATCCATAACGTACTTGCAGGTAAGGGAGATGAGATAGTTAAGAATATGCCAGTTATCTCACTAAAGTCCGATGATTTTGGAAAGATTATTCGTATGCTCACAGATGATGTAGACAAGTATCAGAAAGCGATTGATATGGCAAACGAAATGAGAATTTTGTAAATTAATTTTCCATAATTTACCATGATACAAACTGTGGAAAAAGATGTAAAATTATGTAAAGACGATACTTACTGGGCATCGTCTTCATAATATTTTTTTACTTCATTTGTTATAAGATTGCGTACCCAACCAGAAAGTGACCTACCATCTGAATTAGCTATTATATCAGCTTTTGTTTTTATCTCTTTTGGAAGTACGATCACAATTCTTGTATTGGTATCGCTAATTTGTCCTTGTGCCATTTTTTCTCCTTTCTATTCGAATTAATTGGTACAAGTTGATTATAAGTTGCTATAAGTCTTGTGTCAATTATTTTAAAAAACTGATACAAACCTGTTGACAAGTTGCTATCAACTTGCTATAATGATGACAATCAAAGGAAAGGAGGATGTGAATATGGACATTAATACATTTGATATTTTACTTGTCGATTTTGGTGAAGTAGAATTCTGTGGCGAACAAGCTGGTGTCAGACCTGCTATAGTTATTCAAAATGCAATGGGAAATAGGTTTAGTGATACGACTATTGTGATGCCGTTTACCACAAAAATCAAAAATATAGATCAGTCTACACATTCTCTTTTTATGAGAGGAACTGGTGGTTTAACACAAAGTTCAATGTTATTAGGGGAATGTGTTAGACAAGTATCAAAACAGAGAATAATAAAGAGGATTGGTTCAGTCAACGATAGAGTGACTAGATTAGAAGTCAAACGAGTATATGAATCAAACTTCGGGGAGGTGTAATGTATGGAATACGTAATGATGACAGTTGAAGAAGTGAAGAAATATGCAAAAAAAGATGCTATTGTCTTAGTAGCCACACAATATCTTGCTTCACAGGATTGTAATATTGGATTTGTGAAAAAGAGATTTGGAGAGTGTTCTGACATAATTGGTTCGGCAAAGACAATTGCTAATATCTGTGATGAGTTTGCTAATCAGCTTAGAGTATTTTCAGATATACAGAAAGATCCAATTAATTATGAACCAGTTGGATATTTAAATACCATATTGTTTCGAGAGATGACCCGAAAAACGGACACACCATAAGGTATAAATAAAGCATAGAACAAATGTTCGATAGATATTGACACATTCGAACAGATGTTCTATTATAGAGTAAGAAAAAACGTAGCCAAGTGAATAGACGGTATTGGCAGTACCGACATCTTGGCTACGCATGGGTTTGATGTAGCAGAATAATACCACACCATATTTTATTATTACATAATCATTCTATAAAATCAACATGTTATTTGTTGACAATTTATCGTGGCAATTCAGCTATATTTCACAAGGAATAAAAAGAGAATAAGTATGTGCTATTAGCTTAGTAGGTAGAGCACTGGACTTTTAATCCAGGTGTCGAGGGTTCGAATCCCTCATGGCACACTATTAAATTGCGCTATTTTTGCGTTGAAAAAATAAAAAGGAGGGATTGATGTGGCGAGATATGCTATTGGGAATGGCAAGGGTTACATAGCCAAGGATAGTCTTGGTAGATTCACGATAACGACTAATCTTGCGATTGCTGAGATATATTGTCGTGACAAGGCAGAAAATGTGTACAAAAGTTCAATATCTAAGTCCTATAAGGCACGAGGATATAAGGTAGTGAAGTTGGATGACGATCCTCCCGATAATGTTAAGCAAATAACTACTAAGGAGTTGCAAGAAAATACAGAAAATGTCTTAGCCGTTGGAAATATACAGAAGTGGTTAGATAAGATAGCTGACTTGAATGGGTTAGCCGCTGATGCATTACATAGAAGGACAGAACTAATTGAGCAATTGAGTAAAGTTGATAGAGAACTGAGTGATATTGCACATTACATAGAGTTTAATAATCTAAATGCTGCACAAGGCTACAAAGCCTATAAGATGGAGCATGAACGGAGAATAACTAGAAGATCAATCAAGAATGAGATGCAAGTTTTGGAAATTATTCTTGGAAAGAAGATATCAGAAACGGTCACTGATGAGATAAATAATGCTGTGGCGGGGATGGATCAACGTTCATATGAACCAAGAGAACTTAGTGAACTGTTTGATTTTTAATTACATATTGAAAGGGTTTAAACCATGAATATTCAAGAAAAATTGAATTGGTATTGCGAGAACGAAATGTATCAATTGAAGAAAATATGTTATCCAATGATTATAAAAATCGGTGGAATATCAGATAAAGACTATGATGATTTTTATAGTATTGCTTTAAGTGTGTTAGCAGATACGGCATTAAGATATGACGATTCAAACATTTGCGATTTTGATAGCTTTCTGGCTAGTAACATTAAACGTAAATTCAAAACTGAAATACGAGATAGAAATCGAGCAAAACGAATTCCGTCTAAGCAAATGTCAAGTATAAATGATTTAGTTGGAGAGGATGGCAGACCGTTAAGCGAAAAAATTCCTTCTAACTTTGATATTTATGAAGAAGCTTGTGGAGAACATTTTGAAGGAACGAATGTTGAGCAGTATATGAATAGGTTGTCAGAATTACAGAAAACTATAGTCAAAATGCTATACATAGGATATTCGGCAAAGGATATACAGAATAAATTACATATTTCCAAAAAAGAATATGACAATAATTATGCTGCAATTACTTGTTATGAGAATAAGAGGATATTAACGAGAAAAACATATAAGAAACATGTGATGTAAAAGAAATAGGAGGAACGTACAATGGCAAAGAAAGTAAGAGAACAGGCACTATCATTATCATCGTATTTGAAGAGTGTGAACAGTGAGGATATTTCAGAAAACCAGGACGTGCAGAGAATGTTTTGCTGGGGCAATGAAGCTATCAATGAGTTAATTATTACAGTTCTTACAGAAGATTATATTCCTCCAATTATTCTTGGAGAAGAGGAACTTGGTGGTGATTTAACTCAGCAGTATATAGTTGACGGCATTCAGAGAACAACAGCATTAAATATGTTTAGGCATATGAACTGGAAAACAACTAAGTCATTTGAAAATAGTGTTATTCAGTATCAAAAGAAACGAAGAGATGAAAAGGGACATCTTATTAAAGATGAGAACGGAAGTATTCTTTGGGACAATTGTGAGTTTGACATAAAGAATAAAACTTATGAGCAGCTACCTGATGAATTAAAAAAGAAATTTGATGATTATCAGATCAGAATTGTTATTCATCAGAATTGTACTATGCAGGAGATAAGTAAGCTGGTTAGGAGGTACAACCGAAATAGGTCTATGGGTTCTAACCAGAAAGCCCTTACATGGATTCCTACATATGCAAGGAAAATTAAGAATATAGCAAATAATGAGTTTTATAAGAATTGTGTTACATGTTCAAAACCAATGAGGGTTAATGGTACATATGAGCAGACAGTCGCCAATTCTGTTATGGCAACGTTCCACTTAGATGCATGGAAAAAATCACCAAAAGATAGGAATGAGTTCCTTGAAGAAAAATCTTCGTTTGATGAATTTGAGAGAGTAAACGAATATGGAAATCGTATTGCAAAAGTTTGTGGAAACAAATTTCAGAATGTATTCGTATTCAAAGACATACTTTGTTGGATTGCTACATTTCATAAATTCACAAAACTTGGTCTTGAGGATAATAAGTTCGCTGAATTTATAAATGAACTTGTAAACAACTTACATAACAAGGTTATTGGCGAGTGGAGTTACGATGCACTTGATAAAGAGCCTGGGACATCTGATAAAAAAATTGTACAGGCGAAAATTGATACATATACAGCTTTAATGATGGATTATTTACATATAACCGAAGATATAACAGAGAATAAAGAAACTGGAAATGAGATAGTATGTGACGCAAATGAATCAGACCCATTACAGTTTATAAAGGACAATGTATCAGAAAGGGTGTCTGAGGAAGATATAGATGACTACTATACTCTAATGGATGATTTTAAGACATTACATGGAGTAAATATATCATCGCCATTCTTTGATTACCACAATGAGTTAGCATTCTTAGGGATGATTGCTTATTCATTCAAGTTTGATAAAGATTTGGATAATTGGTTGATTGATTACACCAATCGCAATATTACATATAGCACTAATCAGACAGAGAACCTTGAAAATATGATAGCTGATTTCAAGATATATGAAGAGAAGAAGTCAGCATAGGAAGGAGAATATACATATGAAATTAAAGTTAGTTAAAATTTCAGATATCAAAGTATCACGTAATTTCCGTAATTCTGTTCCATCACCAGAGAAGATGAATAGATATAGAGACGCTTATTGTCTTGGTAAAGATTCGAAGCACTCTTATGAGAAATGTGCAGGTCAGGTCAAGCCAATAATATTAAATGAGAATAATATGATAGTGGATGGCTATATACAGTATCTCGTCATGAAGGAGATGGACGAGGAGTATTGTTACTGCTGCGTTGAACATAAGTTAGTAGTGTATACACTTATTAATGGTGTTCATACAAATGGAAATAGCAAGGAATATACTTGGAGAGTTCCAGATAATACGAATTGGGATGAGTTTAAAAGCAAAATCTCATATGGTGATCTGATATGGGTTAGGACATCTAATGGAATAGCTCCAATCATCATAACAAATATTACTACGATAGAAGCAATTGAAGGTGAATTGTCAGGATTAGAGAGAATTGCAAAAAAGGACATAATGAAAGGTGAACTTTGGAAGTCTATTGAGATAGATGAAAAAGTGCTTATTAAAAACAGTGTGTCAGAGGAGTGGATACCAGCTCATTATGCTGGACTTACATATGAAGGGAAGCCTACTGCATGGAATTATGGTGGTACATCATGGACTACGGATATATTTTGCACACCTAAATATATTAGATTGCCTGGTAATGTAAGTTTTGGAAAAACACGTAGATCATATGACTAATCTTTTGGCAAGATGTTAAACACTATTTGAAAATGAAAAGAGAATATATAAAAGGGTGACTCAACTAAGTTGCCCGAATAATGGGTTGTGGTGAAAAGGTCAACACATCGCACTTTGACTGCGACATTTGTGGGTTCGAGTCCCACCAGCCTAGTTATGTGCTACTAGCTCAACTGGTAGAGCATTAGACTTTTAATCTAAGGGTTACGGGTTCAAATCCCGTGTGGCACATTGCTATATAAATAGTAAAAATAATTAAAAACAAAGGAGATATTGTCATGGGAATAACAGCAAAGGATTTTGGGAAGAAGAAAAGTATTATTGTTAAGGTACAGAATAGAATTGAGAAGGAGAAGGCAATTATGATTGCTAATAAGAGAGACAAGAAGAATAGAAATAACTAAGGAGAATATCTATGAGTGAATATTGGACGAGTAGTGGTATTACAGTATATGACTTTGATAAGTGTATTACGGCACTCAAGCAACGACATGAGGATCAACTAGATAGAATCAAATATCTGGAAGAAGAAAATAGAAAGCTGAAAGATGATGCTTATAAGGACGCAGAGATGGCAAAAATGAAGTCACAGTTTGATGAGATGAAAAAAGATTATTATAGAGGATTTCCTATAACTGAAAGCGAAAATCAGAAAATTAAAGAGTGGATGAAAGAACATGACGCTGAAGCTCATGGGGCAGTGAATAACACCGATAGATTAAGACGAGCAGGCTGCTGTGGCGGTAATTATAGCTATGAATTCATACCAACTTCGATTGGAACTATTAGTTATGTGAAGTGCGGTTGTGGTGCAAAGTTTGAATTTCAGGGAATATAGAAATAAGAATGTTCGATTTCTTTGGAAAAATGAAAGGAGATTTATATGATTACAAAGACATTATATACTTGTCAGTTTTGTAATACTGATTATGCAGATAAAGAGAAAGCAATGGAATGTGAGAAGAATCACAAAGTTTTGGAAACAGCAACAATTATAGGCGACTATAAATCATTAAAATCTATTCCAGACGGATGCCCTACGAAAGTAAAAGTAAAATTCAAGGGTTCAGATAAATGGATTGAGTATAAAAGGTACTAAGAAAAACTTCGATTCATTGGAATTTAGAAAGGAGACAATGTGTTAAATATAGGAGATTGTGTAGGGCAGATTAACAAAGATTCATCTGGTGTATGGAAGTTATATAAGGATAAGATAAATAAAATCACAATAACAAAGAAATATGGTAGAAGATATTTTACTAAAACAGTGTTTCGACCATTAGATGCAGACGATGTAGATAACAATACAAAAGATATGGAAGAGTCGATTGGTAAAGGATATATCATCGTAAGAGAAGTATTTGGGTTAAATGATAAGACTGAACCTTATGCTGAAAGATGGATAAAATGGGCTAATGAGAATCCAGATAAGGCAACTGGTTTGATATAAATGGAGAATATAACAGTAGAAACAATTAACAAAAATAAATATAAGAAAGAAGAGGTACAAAACATGGATGGATTTATGAAATTTAAAAAGGCTTTACAGAAGCACTTCGATGAAATGCAGAAAGAGGCAACGCATTTATTTGAGGTAAATGTAGATAAGGATGAATTATGGAATACATATCTTGATAGCTTCCCTGCTGGTACAAATGAGATTTTCAGAGAACGTAGAGAGCATGATTGTAGTTGTTGTAGACAGTTTATTAAGAATATTGGTTCTGCTGTCACTATCAAGGATAATCAGATTCATACAATTTGGGAACTGAATCTTGGTGATACAACATATCAGCCAGTATGTGATGCACTTGACGCTTTTGTAAAGGCTCATACAGTTACAGATATTTATACAACCAAGTTCCCTAAGATTGGCACAGATTTTAACTTTGAAGAAATTAATGGAAAGTCTCATCAGTGGGATCATTTCTTCTTAGAGCTTCCAAGTAAGTTCGTAAATAGAAGTAGTCGTTCTAATGAGGAAGTTAAAGGACAGTTCAGAGATACAAGAAATGTATTTAAGCGTTCTCTTGATGAAATTACTATGGATGCACTCGATACAATTCTTGAACTTATCAATTCAAATACACTTTACAAGGGCGAAGAGTGGAAAGGCGTACTCACAGAGTTCAAGAAGTATAAGAAGGAATATGATAAGCTGACTTCTGATACTGAAAAGGATTTATATACTTGGGAGAAGTCGGTAACAGCAGGTATGGCTATCGGTAGAATTAGAAATCATTCCATTGGAACACTTCTTATCAATGTAAGTGAGGATATGGATCTTGACACAGCAGTTAAGAAGTATGAGCAGATTGTCGCTCCAAGCAATTATAAGCGTCCAAAGGCTATTTTTACAAAGAAGATGCTTGAGGATGCAAAGAAGACTATTACAGAACTTGGATATATGGATTCATTACAGAGAAGATTTGCTAATCTGAATGATATTACTGTAAATAATGTACTGTTCTCAAATAAGAGTGCTGCAAGAAGAATGGTTGGTGCAGATGATATTTTTGGACAGATGGAAAAGGATGTTGCTGTAAGTCCTAAGAAGTTTTCTAAGGTTGAAGAGATTTCAGCACAGAATTTCATTGATAAGGTACTTCCAACTGCAAAGGAGATTGAAGTTTTTGTAGAGAATAAACATGAGAAGAACTTTGTTTCTATGATTGCACCTGTTAATCCAGACGCTAAGACAATGTTCAAGTGGAATAATGGATTGTCTTGGGCTTATTCAGGAAATATTACTGACTCTGATATGAAGCAGAATGTAAAAGCTGCTGGCGGTAATGTTGATGGTGTACTCAGATTTTCAATTCAGTGGAACGAAGATGGACATGACAATTATGACCTTGATGCCCATTGTGTTGAGCCAGATGGAACAGAAATCTATTATGGTAGTTACAAAGCACCAAGAATTACTTTTATGGGCGGTCAGTTAGATGTCGATGTTATTGATCCACGTGGAAAAGTTGCAGTAGAGAATATTACATGGCAGAATTTATCAAGAATGAGACCAGGAATATATAGATTCTTTGTACATCAGTATTCAGGTGCAGTAAGGCATGGATTCAGAGCAGAAGTTGAGTTCAATGGAGAGATTTATTCATTTGATTATAGTAATCCTATGAGAACTGGCGAGAATGTTCAGGTGGCAGAAGTTACACTTGACGAGAATGGCAACTTCTCAATTAAGGAAAAGCTGTCTGGAAGTTCATCTATCTCAAGTCGTGAGATTTGGGGTGTAAATACAAATCAGTTTGTTCCTGTATCAGTAATTAGTTACAGTCCAAACTATTTTGATGAGCAGGATGGAATTGGTCATAGACATTTATTCTTCTTCTTGAAGGATTGTGTGAATAATGAAAGTCCTAATGGATACTACAATGAGTTCTTAAAGAGTGATCTTGAAAAGCATAAGAGAGTATTTGAGGCTTTAGGTGCTAAGTGCCATGTAGAAGATACTGATGATCAGCTTTCAGGAATTGGATTCTCTATGACAAAGAGAGCAGATTTAGTTGTTAAGGTTAAGGGTGCAACAGAGCGTGTAATGAAGATTAAGTTTTAATTAGAAAAGGAGATTATTATGACAAACAACGAATTATTTATCAATGCAACAAGAGCAAACTATCAGTTTCCATTTAGAGGAATGATTAATGTAATTGATTTGTGGGATTTATCTCTCACAAATCTGGACTCAGTGTTTAAGACACTCAATGCGGAAGTAAAGAAGTCTGAGGAAGAGAGTCTTCTGAATACTAAGTCAAAGGAAGACGAGGAAATTTCTAACAAGATTGAAATTGTTAAGTATATTGTTGACGTGAAGCTGGATGAGAAAAAGAAGAGAGAAGACGCTAAGAAAAATGCTGAGATGAGACAGAGATTGCTTGAAATCAAGGCTAAGAGACAGGATGCGGCACTTGAAAATATGTCTGATGAGGATCTGGATAAGGCACTTGCAGAATTAAGTGAGTAATTGTTACAAATATACCATATATAGTATTGAAAATAAGTAATATATACTATATATGGTATATATTTTACATTAAAATGAAACGCACATTTCATTAGGAAAATTGGAGGTAAAATTATGTTATTTTGGTTATGTTTTATTGTATTAATTGTAGGAATTGGATTGATAACTGTTGGAAATATGGAGTGGTTTGATGCTAGAAATGAAAATAAGTTAAGAAAATTTCTATATCAGAATGATTACACAATTGAAATTTCTGGTTGGGTTACTGTTGTAATAAGTGGAATTATAATGGTAATTATGCTTATTGTCTTTGCTTGTAATTATATTGGTGTAAACGCTCAAGTAGAAAAAAACAAAGAACAATACAATGCCATCACATATAAAGTAGAAAGTGGTGCTTGTCGTGACGAATTCGGTTTATTGAATAAAAAAGTAATTGATGAGATTCAGGATTGGAATGAGAATATAACATATTATAAAAATCTTCAGAAAGATTTTTGGGTTGGTATTTTTATCCCAAATGTATACGATCAGTTTGAAACAATTGATTATACAAAGTATGGGAGAGAATAATACAATGTCAAATTTATATGTATATTTAATATGTTCTCGCAACAAGGATAACAAGGACATTCCAAAATTCAAGAAACGTGCAAAAACAATCCTTGAGTACAAAGAGAATGAAGATAAAGTGATTGAGGCTTTTAAGAACTTCGCAGCTAAAGGAGTTTCTGGTGAACAGACGAGATTATATAGATCTGTCAACTCAAGGAATGAAGAGAAAATTAGAGAAGAGTTAATTATCCGTTTATTGAGAGACAAACCAAGTATGACACAGTTAAATTGTACACTAGCATCTGTTGCACAACAGGTACAAAATCGTGATGAGAGTAAATGGTTGTTTGATTTTGATGTAGACAATGAAGAAAAAGTAGAAGATTTTATTGACGGTATTTATTTTTATTCAGGATTGGATAATCATGAATTGCATAAGACTCCTCATGGTTATGCAATTATTGTTCCGCATGGTTTCGACACAAGAGAACTTATGGAAAAGTGGAAAGATTATGATGTCACATTGAAGAAAGATGAGTTGTTGTTTTTGGATATGATTACGAATAAGTGAGGTGATAATTATAAAACAGAACAATTTTACAATTAGTCTTCTGTTAGACGAAGATAGAATAGACAAAGAAACAGCAATGTATCATATTTATCATGCCATTCAGAAAGAATTAAATAGTGGCAATGTAGATTATATGAACCTGATTATAACACCAAGTAAATCGTATGGTGATTTATTCAAAGAGTATATAAGCATTAAGTAAAGAATCATCTAATATAGAAGTAATTCTATTCAAAGGCTGGTCAGTCAAATTTTCCAAGAAAAGCGAGGTAAGAAAATGATTTATTGTAACAATATAGATGCAAGATATAATGGTATATATAGAAATACCTTTAATGATTTACAATACATTGATGATGGAACACATTATAATAAAGATTTTTGGGCTTTTGCATACAAGGAAGATGAGAGAGCATTAAATCTTATGTGTAAGCCCGTAAAGGGTAGAATCAAAGAAGATAAATATTTTTATGAATACAAAGTAAATGGTAGAGATTTAAAAAAGAATGGTGTAACTATATATGCAAGATTATTTGCTGATACATATGAAGAAGCCGTAGAGGGATTTAACAAATTGGTTAGAACCAGAATTAGATCTCTAAAAGATGAAATTTATAAACTGGAAGATATGCTGATTATATGTAATATGTAGGAGGTGAGAATTGTGCTATCGCAGGAAAATATTAACAAACTGTGCATGACTGGACTATATAGACATGAACCAGATGTTAAATATCGAAGTTCTATATACGAAAATCAATTATTCCATTGCTGCAACTGGGTGTTCGAGATTAAATATAACGAATACGAAGATACATATCAAATGGTCGATAACTTTTGGGGTGATGATAGTGGTCTTAGGATTGAACTTACAGATGATAATATTGATGAGTTTGAACTGATATTTGATAAAGAAGAAGTTACTATGAATTATGGCAACAATATTTGGGATTATGATGAAACGGATAGATTCTATGTTGCTATAGGAAGTGGTGGCACTCAATTTGGTAGCAAATGGTTTGTCAAAAAGGATGCTAAAAAGAATAAAGACAAAGTAATAAGTAGGTTGAATGATGAAATCAAATCATTAGAGACAGAACTTCTTCGCAAGAAACAGACTTTGGAAGAAGTAATTCATGGAGATAGAGATTTAAAATATCTTTAATAACAGATCAGAGAATAATATAGTATAGAAAATTTTCTTAACTTGGACATTCGTTCAAGTATTTCTCAAAAATATAACAATGAAATATTTTTTTCATACGAAAATAAAAGGAAGGAGTAAGAGGTTTGGTATACCGAAAACGCAGCGTTTACTCCTGATACATAATGACGATAAATAGAGTCTGGCAAATGCCAAATAGTAATACATTTTCAATTAAGTCAATTAAGGAGCTGATTGAGAAATATGCAATAGGCAAGATTGTTGATCCATTTGCAAATAGCAATAAATTAGCAACAGTAACAAATGACTTAGATACACAATATGATACTGATTATCATATGGATGCACTGGATTTCTTAAAGATGTTCGATGATGACTCAGTAGATACTGTGTTGTACGATCCACCATACTCACCACGACAGGTAAGCGAATGTTACAAAAATCTTGGACAGACAGTAAATATGCAGACAACACAAGCTTCATATTGGTCTAAACAGAAGGAACAGATAGGAAGAATTGTAAAGAAAAATGGCATTGTAATTACTTGTAGCTGGAATAGTGGTGGCATTGGTAAGAAGTATGGGTTTGAAATTCAGGAAATTTTACTTGTTCCTCATGGTGGTTGGCACAATGATACGATTGTTGTGGTTGAGAAGAAGATTGAGTAGAGAATAACATAATATGAAGTTCGTAGGAAAGCGGAATTTCTTCTGAGTTTTCAGAGAATAAATACATATAAAAATAAAGAAAAGAGGTAACAAAATGAGAGAAACATTAATTGTTGTAGACATGCAGAATGATTTTATTGATGGAACACTTGGTACAAAGGAAGCACAGGCGATTGTATCAAATGTAGCAAAGAAAATTAAGGAGTATAAGGATGCTGGTAAACAGATAATTTTTACAAGAGACACACATCCTGAGAATTATTTAGAGACATATGAAGGTAAACATCTTCCTGTTACTCACTGTGTAAAGAATACTATTGGTTGGCAGATTTCCAATAAGTTAGATTTTGATATTGAGAATGATATTCTGATTGATAAGCCTACATTCGGTTGGTTAAATTGGAAGGACTTTGGATTTGAAAGCGTTGAGATTTGCGGATTATGTACCGACATCTGTGTGGTTTCAAATGCACTTATTATTAGAGCAAATTATCCTGAGATTGATATTACAGTAGATGCAAGTTGTTGTGCAGGTGTCACACCTGATACTCATAGTGCTGCATTAGCAACTATGAAGATGTGTCAGATCGAAGTGATTGGAGAGAATAATGAAGTGTAAGAATTATATCATTAATACTTTCAGACATTTTAAGAAAGTCTGTACTCATAAACGTTGGGTGTTCTACTATTGCTGTAAAGTGGGAATTCCATTTCAAGGGTTAGTACATGATTTATCTAAATTTTCTCCAACGGAATTTTGGGAGAGTGTTAAGTATTATCAAGGTACTTCAAGTCCAATAGATGCTTGCAAGAAAGAGAATGGTTGGTCAGCAGCTTGGATGCACCATAAAGGAAGAAACAAGCACCATTACGAATATTGGCAGGACAATTTTGATAATGGTGGAAATCCTATTGAAATGCCAATGAAGTATAAAAAAGAAATGCTTTGTGATTATCTTGGAGCAGGTAGAGCATATCATGGTAAATTATTTAATTTTGAGAAGGAATTAAAATGGTGGGAATCTAAGAAAAGTAAACCAATTGCAATGCATCCAAATGACATGGCTTTTATTGATAAGTACATTAATCTGTTTTATGAGTACGAAAACAGAGAATATGATATTAGAACAATATTTAATCAAATCAAGAAAGAAGGAAAATAATATGGAGCAGATTATTACAAGTTTGTTGGAGACAGATGCCTACAAATTGTCAATGGGACAGGCTATTTATCATCAGTTTAGCGATTATAAAACCACTTGGAGTTTTAAATGTCGTAATAAGGATGTTCATTTTACACCAGAAATGGTAGAAGAGATCCGTAGACAGATTAAATTATATTGTGGTTTGAGATTCACAGAAGATGAACTTACTTATATTGATAATATCAAATGGATGAAAGGTTCATATGTTGATTTTCTGAGATTGTGGCAGCCAAGATATGAGGATTTTGAGATTACAACAGATTCAGATTGTGGTCTTTCTATCGAAACATTTGGTACATGGCTTAATACATCTATGTATGAGATTCCTACACTTGCGATTGTAAACGAAGTATATTTCAGAATGGCATATAACTATGAGGAATTGCTTGATAGTTTCAAAAAGAGATTAAATGAAAAGTACGAAAATCTCAGAAGCGGTCATTGGTACGCTGGTACATTTTCTGAATTTGGTCTTAGAAGAAGACTTTCTGCTGAAGCACAGGAGTTAGCTGTTGAGAAGTTTTCACATTTGAATGATACATTGCATAGTCCATCTAAGTTTGTTGGTACATCTAATGTATATCTCGCAAAGAAATATAATCTCACGCCTGTTGGAACTATGGCTCATGAATGGATTATGTGTTCTGGTCAGGGCAACCACAAGCACAATCCAGCATATTCAAACTGGTATGCCCTAGACGCATGGGTTAGAGAGTATGGTGTGTTAAATGGTATTGCGCTCACAGATACAATTACAACTGATTGTTTCTTGAAAGATTTTCAGTTGACATATGCAACATTATTCAGTGGTGTAAGACATGATAGTGGCAATCCGATTGAATGGGGTGAAAAGATGATTAATCATTATGAGTCACTTGGTATCAATCCTAAGACAAAGACACTTCTGTTTAGTGACAGTCTTGATTTTGAAAGAGCTGATAAGTTATTCAGACACTTCCATGATAGAGTAAATGTTGCATTTGGAATTGGTACTTATTTGAGTAATGACACAGATGTTCCTGCTTTAAATATTGTAATGAAAACCACTAAATGTAATGGTATGGATGTTGCAAAAGTGTCTGATGTAGAAGGTAAAGGTATGTGTAAAAACCCTGATTATGTTGATTATTTAAAGAGATGTATTAATTGGAGAATGAATCATGAATAAAATTTTACTTATACCAGGAAGTTTTAATCCAATTACTAACGCCCATGTTGATATGGCATTGACTGCTAAAAAAGCGGTTAATGCCGATGCTATATTGTTTATTCCTGCACATGATACATATGTTGCGAAGAAAAAGACTTTGATACCTGGATATTGTCGAGTATCGCTGATTAATTCAATGCCAAATTGTGATGAAAATAATATGTGGGCATCCGAAGTTGAAACAACCAGCTTCTTTCCACAGAGGACATACAATACTATTACTCAGATAAGAGATATGAATGAAAAAGATTATATCTTCAACGAATACTATATTTGTTTGGGGATGGATAATATTAAAACACTTACAACTTGGTATAATTGGAAACCGCTTGTTGAGGAATACAATTTTGTAGCATGTGTGAGAGAAGGTCAGAATCTTGAGACTGCTTTGAGAGAAGCAAATCTTATGGAATATAAAGATCATTTTACAGAAATTCAGATACCAGAAAATCATACTTCTTCAAGTTTGGTTAGAGATTTATGCGAAAAAGGTGAATTTGAAAAAGTAAAAGAGTTAGTCCCTAGAAATGTATATGAGTATTTGATTCGGTTTTATGACGTGATGAATCGAATGTAGGAAGGAGAACGATTGGTAAAAGTTAAAAATGATTTAACAGGTCAGAGATTTGGTAGATTAACAGTAATAGAACAAGCTGAAGATTATGTTCAACCTAATGGAATCAAGAGAGCAATGTGGAAATGTTTGTGTGATTGTGGAAATATTAAGCAACTCAGAGGAGACAGTTTGTGTAGTGGTGCAGTCGTATCATGCGGATGCTTTCAACGTGAAAATGCAAAAATAACAACTTATAATGCACAAAAAGAGTTTAACACATATGATTTGTCAGGTGAGTATGGTATTGGCTATACATCCAAGGGCGAAGAATTCTATTTTGATTTAGAGGACTATGATAAGATTAAGGATTATTGTTGGTATATAGATAAAACCACAAAATATGTTAAATCTAATATTCAAAATGAAGGAACTGTATATTTTCATAGGATAGTTTTGGATGCTAAAAAAGGAATGGACGTTGATCACATTCATGGAAAAGAAACAAAAAATGATAATAGGAAAAACAACTTGAGATTATGTGAACATTATAGAAATTGTGAAAACAGAGATATTCAGTCAAATAATACATCTGGATGTAAGGGTGTTAATTGGAACGCCCATATAAATAAATGGGAAAGTAGAATAACAGTAAAAGGAGAAACAATCAAACTCGGATATTATAAAAATCTAAACGATGCAATTGACATTCGTAATAAAGTAGAGAAGAAATATTTTGGAGAATATTCTTATGAGCAATCTCAAAAAAAAGGAGTAAATAAAATGTATACATTTAATGAAAAAAAGATAGTAAAAGATATTGTGGAGTGGTTAAAAAGTTGGGAGCAGATCAATGCAAAAGGTTGTAATTTTGTGGTTGGAATATCAGGAGGAAAAGATTCTTCTGTTGTAGCGGCATTATTGACTTTAGCTTTTGGGAAAGATAGGGTAATTGGTGTACTTATGCCGAATGGAGAACAGTCGGATATTGATATGGCTAGAAAACTTGTTGAATTTTTAGATATCAGAAATTTTGAGGTGAATATTAAAGACGCAGTATGTGGTGTATTAAATAATCTTCCTTTTAATGGATATGATATTTCTGAACAGACTGTCACAAATCTTCCTGCTCGTATTCGCATGGCTACGTTATACGCTATCTCTCAGTCAGTAAATGGTCGTGTTGCGAATACGTGTAATCTTTCCGAAGATTGGGTGGGCTACGCCACAAGATATGGTGACGCTGCTGGTGATTTCAGTCCGTTATCTCAGCTTACAGTAACAGAGGTTAAGGCTATTGGTCGTGAGTTAGGTCTTCCATCTGAATTAGTTGATAAAACACCTACCGATGGTCTTTGTGGAAAGACAGATGAGGATAATCTTGGATTTACTTATGCTGAATTAGATGCATATATCAGAGATGGAATTGAGCCAAATGAGGAAGTAAAAGCTAAGATTGATTCAATGCATGAGAAAAATCTGTTTAAATTACAGCTAATGCCAAGTTTTGTGTATCAGGCGTAAATGAAATACTATATATAGTGTTTGTACAAAATATAGACACTATATATAGTAATATTTTTACCAAGAAACATAGATTTCTTGAGAAATGGAGGAAGCTTATGGATTTTGAAAATTATTGCAAAGTGTTAGAAAGTGATCTAAATGAAAAGTGGAAAGAAACTCATATTTTGGAAGACAAGTTAGCTTCATTAGAAAAAATAATTGGATCAGCTAATAACAAACTTGAAGATTATTATAATCAACAGAAAAATAATGAATATTTTAGCGATAGTGGAAAGAGATTGATTTGTAGGGTAATTGAAAATTGTCAAAAAATTATAAATGATACCTTTGAGTTAGGAGAATAATATGGCAGGATTTGTATCAAGGCAACCAAACGGATTATATTGTAGATTTTCGACTGTCACGGATTGTCCTACGACATGGAATATGACAAGAGAAGATTATATCAATATGAAAATGCAAGAAGCAAAAGAGAATGCTGAAGATGTATTGGATAATTATCTGAAGCCGTTTGATATGGTGGTGGATATGTATTATCCAAACAATATGACAAAAGAGGAATTTGATAAATTCCTTGAAGAGACTGGATATAGCAAAGGAGAATAAATCATATGAAGAAGAAAATTTTAGCAGTTGTATTAGGAGTGACATTGTGTTTTGGAATGATTGGATGCCAGTCTGTGACAAAAGATTTTGGTGGATCAACAACAATTGAGCTTGAACCAAACCAGAAACTTGAAGAGATTACATGGAAAGATGATTCATTATGGTATCTTACAAGACCTATGACAGATGGCGACATTGCAGAGACACATACATTTCAACAGTCATCAAATTTTGGAGTATTTGAGGGCACTGTAACTATTATTGAGAAGAAGGAATAAGTGAAATGAAAGTTAAAGAATTGATCGAAAAATTATCGACTATGCCACCTGAAGCAGAATTAGTTTCATATCAAAGCGATATGGAGGAAAGTGGTATTAGACCTATTTTTTATAATCCTAAACTAGAGAAATATAAAATAAAAAGAAAAACTACATATGACAGATTTGACTATACAGATTATACATACGAAGTATATGTCGAAGACGAAAATGGTGAAATTATAGCAGTCAGAATGTAGTTTATAGTAAACCGAAGTTTCTTGGTGATTTAGGAGGTGACAAATGACAGAAAGTGAAGCTATCGAAGAACTAAAATATGATTGTAATGAGCTTGGTAAAGCAATCCCATGTGATACTTCATGGGGATGCTCTTTTGAAAATGCTTATGGAATGGCAATAAAAGCACTTAAAAAGCAGATACCGAAGAAGCCAACGCCTATTGACTATGAAAAATATATTGACGTGATAGATAACACAAGATTCCTTAGAGGTGCATATTGGTGTCCTAATTGCAAGCATGTTGTAAAGAGTGGTTCTTTCTGTAATGATTGTGGTCAGGCATTAGATTGGGAAAATACATAAATGAGTAGATGTGGTAATAATGACTGCCAGTATCATAAATATTGCGAAGGTGGTTTGATGTGGTATGACGAAGATATTACAGAATGTCGTCATTGGATTAAGTCAAAGCCTACCAAGATGAAAAGCATTAAAGTGGCTGAATCAGATTATGATAAGGCAGTTAAGGTATTAAAAAGAAATAAGATAGAGTTTAAATAAATAATGAAAGGAGACGAGGTTCGTGTACACAAGAAGGAATTCCTTACTCCAAGTAATTAAATGGTATATCAAGGAAGTAAAAATAGATTGGCAAAATTTTTAGTGCCAATTATTCAGAAGTATATTGATGATAATAATATTAAAACTTACATAGAACCTATGTGTGGTAGTTGTTCGATTATTGAAAAAATTCAATGCGATAACAGAATTGCAGCAGATGTAAATGATGAACTGATAACGTTGCTACAATATACTAAATCTGATACAAATTTGTCTATTGCCCCTGAAGATTGTTCTTTTGAACATTATGCAGATGTAAGAGAAAATAGAAAACTAGGTACAAACAAATATTCAAAAGAATATACAGCACTTATTGGATATTGTGCATCCTATGGCGGTAGATATTTTGATGGTGGATATGCCAGAGATAATACTGGAAGAAATATGTACAAAGAAAGAGTTATAAATCTCAAGGAAGATTGTGAACTACTTCAAGATATAAATATTAGATGTAACGATTATAAAGACTTTGCAGATTATAAGAACTGCCTCTTCTACTTCGATCCACCCTATAAAAATACGAAACAGTATTCTAAACAGTCAATCGACTACGATTCTTTTTACGATTTTCTTCGTAAACTTTCAGAAAATAATATAGTGTTGGTAAGTGAATATAATATGCCTAATGATTTTAAGTGTATCTGGCAGAAAGAACGTAAAGTGTTGCAGAAGTCAGATAGAGTTACAGGTGAAAAAGCAGTAGAAAAGCTATTTGTAGTTGAAAAATAAATACTCGGAGGTGTTTATTGTATGGCTGAATTAATTGGAAGAGAAGTAAAAATTGGTGACAAGGAAGGTGAAATAACTAATGTATTGGGTATTGGTTATGAGGTGACATTCTTTAATGTTGCTGATGGTAGAGTATTTATTGATGCAAGAGATATTTATGATTATCTCGTTTAATGAAACGGAGGCGAATAAATGGCTGATAAATTAATCAATAAGCAGTTGGTAGACATTGACGAATTATTACAGTTTCTATCAGATAGTGGATTTGATATTGATGATGGAGTTTGGAATAAACACGAAATGTCATTAAGAGAAGTGTTTGATGAATACAAGAAGAATACCATTCCAGACGTAGAAATTGGACAGACTGTATGGGTTATTAGTAGAGATTATCATGACACATATTCAATCAAAGAATGTCATGTACATAAGAAACAGATTAGAGCAAGATATACGTTTTCTGTAAGAGGTAGGTATTATTATTGCGGAACTTTCACAAAAAATAGTATTGGCAAGACTGTATTCTTTTCAAAAGAAACTGCTATTGAGTCGTTAAAGGGCAAGGAATATAAGTTGGAAGAGTGGACTTGAAACTCACATTTCACAGGAGGGTAAGTATTGAAGATTAATAATAAAGAAAATATTAATAAAATCATACTTCGTCATAAAGGAAAAGATGTTAAATTTGAATGTTTTATCAAACCATTTCCTTATGCAAAAAGATTAGACTTAGAAAAGAGAAATAGTGCTGAAATTGTCTTTGACGATTTGATAGAAGTAGATGCATTGATTGACATGCTAAAAAGATTTAAACAAGAATCACAAGAATATATAGGTGTGTGGGTGAGGTGAAACAAGATGGATATTTATAATACAAAACCAAGAAAAATTAAATGTGTTAGAAACGATGAAGACGTATGGGGTGGTGGAGGTGAAAATCATCACTTATTGGAAATAGGAAAAGAATATACATTAGAAGATATTATTGTTCATTCTTGGCACACAATTGTTTATATAGAAGAGTTCCCAGATATGAAATTTAATAGTGTTGTATTTGAAGAAATTGATTAGGAGAACAATACTATGATTTGTGAAAAATGTAATTGTAAAGATGATTGTGGCTGGTATGCTTCTTACAAGAAAATTGTAGACGAGATTTATCTTGGTATTGGAACTGATAATACTCTTGGAAGAGCATTATTAGCAACTGTAAACGATAATAGTTTGGAAGATTGTGAATATTTTGAAGGAGAATGATTATATGAAAGTAACGATTGATATGGAAAACTTAGAAACACTTGTTCAGACAACAATGGAGAAAAACATTGAGAACATTGTTAAAGAACAGATTGAAGGAACTGTTAGAAAGGTAGCAGACGATCTTTCTAAGAAAGTAATTGCAGATGAGGTATCTGAGAATTTTCAGCGTTTTGTTGATGAATACATAGCAAATACCAAAATCAAAGTTGGTGGAGATTATTGGGACGATACAGAAGAAAAGGAATATACAGTAGAACAGTATATTAAGAAGGAATTAAAAGAAAGACTTGATTCTAAAAAGCTTAGAGCTAAGAAGAAAGGACACACAAGTTCATATTCAGATGATTTCGAACAGGTATCATTTGAAGAATATATCAATCGCCAGTTTGATTTTGATAAAATGATTAAGAAGGATTTAGATAAATTTATGGATGATATTCGCAAGCAGGTAAATAAAACCATGAAGGAAACTTTTGACAACTCAACAAAGAGTATGTTATCAAATGCAGTTCTTAATATTCTTGGTGCAAATGAAACCTATAGACAGATAGAGAATAATATTAAGTGTATTGCAGACAAGCAGGTATAGGGTATGGAAGAAGAAATCTACGAAAACAATTATAAAGACTGCGATTACTGTGAAACGACATACTATGAAAGCGACACTGGATATCGTGAATATGGTTGCAGTTTTATAACTGGTGATGAGAATGATTATCCATGTTTGGGTGGTGAATTAGGTTTTGGCTGCCCATTGTCATTCAAATATAGAATTGAGAAAAATTGAACTTCAAAAAGTGCCTAAAATAAGGGCTTTTAAAAATGAATTTGATTGAAATTTTGGTTTCTTGGCTTGTCACGAAACTAAGTAACAATGTAGATATAATTTTATAAGAAAGGAAAATATAGTCTCATGAGTTAAAGGTGCGCACCACTATCGGTAAGAGACTATTAAAGTATTAGAGTTATTTGCTGGCACACGTTCAATTGGCAAAGCTTTTGAAGCAAGAGGTCATGAAGTGTACAGCGTAGAATGGAATAAAGATTTTGAAAACATTGATTTATATGCAGATATTAGTCAAGTAACTGCACAAGATATCTTAGAAAAGTTTGGTCATCCCGATGTTATCTGGGCATCGCCTGACTGTACAACGTTCAGTATTGCTGCAATAAGTCATCATAGAAGAAAGAATCCTGAGACTGGTAATCTTGATCCAATCAGTGATTATGCAAAATTCTGTGATGCAACTGATCAGCATGTCGTTTCTTTGATCAAAGAATTAAACCCAACTTATTATTTTATTGAAAATCCTCGTGGTGGTATGAGAAAGATGACTTGGATGCAAGACCTTCCACGATATACGGTTACATATTGTAAATACGGTGATACTCGGATGAAGCCTACAGATATTTGGACTAACCATCCGAAACCAAAATTTCTGCCTATGTGTAAGAATGGAGATCCATGTCATGTATCAGCTCCAAGAGGAAGTAGAACAGGCACACAAGGATTAAAAGGAGCAAAAGAAAGAAGTGTAATACCACAGAAATTGTGTGAACACATTGTAGATATTTGCGAAGAAGGACTTGCTGAAAATAATTTACATGACAAGTGTAAGTCGTGTGATAACAAGTGGTCTTCATTTGAATGTGATATGTGTGAAAATTTCGACATGTATGAGAACAAAAAAGAGAATAATGAGGTGTAACTGATAATTTGTAAAACTCCAACCTCTGAAATGCCCTAAAATCAAGGCTTTCAGAGGTTGAAAAAGCCAAGGAAAACCACGTTTCTTTTGGTCATGAAAGTAGGTGAGAAAAATATATTGGGATTTAAATATTGAAGAATGGGAGTTTAAAGATGATTATGAAGACATCTATTTTCTGCTTCATTGTTTATACAATGCAAAAACTGAGTTATACGACAGAACTCTTACTGATATGAGAAGTAGGTATGATCCGACTGAAGCATTTATAGAGGGCTGGAATAGAAGTAGATCGAATTGGTATTCCAAGAAATTATACGATAAATGTGTGAAATGTATTGAGTTAAAAACAAGAGGTTATTTTGTACACAGACATTGGAAAGAATGCGTTTGGAAGCACGAAGGTCTTTCAGCACAAGGATGGATAAATTTATATCAGCAGTTGATCAAAGAAAATAAATACGACAGTTGGATATTGGAGTATATAGAAAATTGGAGAATAACAATATGAACAAAAGGCAGAAAAAGAAATTCATTAAGAAGAATATGACAAAGCTAGGAAAGATACATCCAAATGAAGGTGATGTTATAGTTCTTCAGTGGAATCCAGATAGTGAATATATAGATTTTGATACCATTGTTGAGTTCTATAAAGCTTGGGAGAATGCAGGAATTTTTGATAAATGTGGAGCTGCTATTATTCCATGTGATTTTAAAATTTGCAATAAGGAAGAGGCTCAGATATATATTAACAAGTTGCAGAGTATTGTAGATCAGATGGAGGAATAAGTGCATGATTTTATTTATTTTAATGGCTATTGGAATAGCATTATATACTATTTTTGCAGATCGCTGGTTGATTGATACGCTCAAGTATGATGTGCGTAATTATGGAAATGGGTATGATTATAGAGAAGCGTCAAAATATATTTTGGGGTGGTTCATAATTAATATTGTAGCTAATGTACTTAATTGTCTAATTGTTTTTGCAATATCTATAGTTGCAGTTTCGTTTTGCCCAAAAGCAGAATCTTATTATACATTCAATATTAATTCATTAAAAGACAATTTAGTTACAAGTGGAGAAATTCATGACGGTGCTTTTTGTGTGAGAGGAACTATTGACGGAGAGATTAGTTATTTCTTCTCAAGAACAACAGATAAAGGAGAAACTATTGGACATATACCAGCGGATAAATCTTACATAAAATATGATGATAATAAAAAACCTTGTATTGAAGTTCATCAGAAAAATCATAAGATACCAGAAATTGTAGAAAAGTTATTATTTACAAAATGGTGCAATGAAAAGAGTGTAGATTATTATATAATCATTGTTCCTAATGGGACAATATTAACAACTGAAACATATGAGATAGATATGGAATGAAGCATTTCTTTAGGAAAGGAGAACAATAAATGGAAACATTTTCAATAGTAGATAAGATAAATGTGGATAAGTTGAATACAAAAGTTGCAGAGTTTGTATATAGGGAAGGGCATGAGCCTTATATATTTGCAAATAAAGAGACACTTGATGCATTAGTTAAGCCAATTGAACAGGCTGAAATGTTTATGAATTCTTGGGGAATTGGACTTGTAAGCTCATATAAGGGTTGTCTCACTGGTATGTATCGTGGGAATAAAATGTTCAGAGATGATACATTAAAATTCGGTGAAATTGAGCTGAGATAAGAGAATATATACATAGAAAATAGAAAGAGAGGTAATGAAATGGCAGAAAGAGCATTAGCTCATGTAGAAAAGATTGAGTGGATCAGACCGATTGAAGGAGCTGATAATATTGAACTCATTGGAGTTTTAGGGTGGGTTTGTATCGCTAAGAAGGGTGAGTTTAACGTAGGGGATATGGCTGTTTATATTGAAATTGATAGCAAGTGTCCTGAAACAGATGAAAGATTTGCATTTTTAGCAAATAAGAAATTCAAAGTTAAGACTATGAAACTTGGTAAGTTCAAGGTAATTAGCCAGGGATTAGCCTTACCATTATCACTTTTCCCAGAATTACAGGATAAAAATATTGGTGACGATGTTACAGAAGCTTTGAAGATTACATATGCTTCTGAAGAGGATGCTGCAAGAAAGACTAATAAGATTGATCCAAATGCTAAATATAAATCAATGGCAAAGCGTAAACCAAAGTTATTCGCTAACCCAATTGTAAGAAGGATTATGAGATACAGCATTGGTCGTAAGATTATGTTTTTATTGTTTGGTCGCAAGAAAGATAATCCAAAGAAGTTCCCAGATTGGATTGTCAAAACAGATGAGACGAGAATTGAGAATGCACCATTTTATCTTCAGAGTACCGAAAAGTGGATTAAGACTGAGAAATGTGATGGCACAAGTTGCACATTTGCAGTTGATAGATTGAAGAAGGGTAAGAACAAATTTGATTTTATTGTATGTAGTAGAAATGTAAGACAGGCTGACAGAGAGCAGGCTTGTTATCACGAGTCAAATATTTATTGGGAATTGGCTGATAAATATGACATTGAAAAGATTCTTACACAGTTTGCAACAGATAATGACTATAACAGAGTTGTTTTACAAGGTGAAGGAGTTGGTTCAGTTCAGGGCAATCCATATAAATTTACAGAAAATAAGCTGTTTGTATTCAATCTGATTATTGACGGCACAAGACTTGGAACTGTAGAAATGGCTTATTTCTGTAAGAGTCATGGATTAACAAGTGTGCCAATTATTGATACGGCTTATGAGTTACCTAAGACCATGGAAGAGATGAAACTTGAAGCTGATGGATATAGTGAACTAAATCCAAAGGTTAAGAGAGAGGGTTTTGTATATCGCAGTATTGATGGTCAACAGAGTTTCAAAAATGTGAGTCGAGAGTATTTACTCCGTCATAACGGATAGGAGAATATATGAATAAACCTACAATGTGGGTACTCGTTGGCTTGAGTGGTAGTGGCAAGTCAACCATTGCCGCTCAGATTGCCAATCAGAATCCAAATACAGTAATTGTATCATCGGATGCAATTCGTGAAGAATTGACAGGTAATTACGAAGACCAACAACATAATGAAGAAGTGTTTAAGATTTTTCATGATAGAATCCGTAAGAATTTAGAGAATAAAAAGAATGTAATTGTAGATGCAACTAATCTGACTATGAAATCTCGCAAAGCAATTATGATGAAAGTAAATGGTTTAAATGTCAGGAAAGTATGTGTAATTATTCCAAAGCCATTTGAACAGTGCAAAGAAGATAATTTACATAGAGAACATCCTGCACCTGACTTTGTGTTGGATAAGCAGATTAGAAAATTCCAGATTCCGTTCTATGAGGAAAATTTCGATGCCATTAAAATTTATGATATACATAAAAATCATAAATTATCCGTGCCAGAAATGATACAACAGATGGACAATTTTGATCAACAGAACCCTCATCATACAACGACACTGGATAAACATTGTAGAAATACATATGAGTTATTTTGTAAGAAGAATTATCCATTAGAATTTAACATAGCTGCAATATTGCATGATTATGGAAAACTATTTTGTAAAACAACGGATAAAAATGGCATAGCGCATTTTTACGATCATAATTCAATCGGTTCGTATTTGGTGTTAGAAAACTTAGTTGGCGAATACAAATATGGTCTTTTAGATATCTGTTTTCTTATTAATTACCATATGATGCCTTTTAATTGGGATACTGATAAAGCAAAGCAGCGTTGGAAAGAAAGATTTGGAGAATATAAATACAAGATGCTTTTAGATTTTAACGAATGTGATAGAGCGAGGTGAGTGATATGTGTAATCGTTGTGATTATAACTCATCTGACAATCAAATATTGGTAAGTAAATTCAGGTTTCTTTTGGGCGCAAAGAAAGAATATATAAACAAGGATTTTTATAATTAGGAAAGAGAAAAGAGGTGAACGATTAATGTCTTTAGCATATAAAAATGACACATACAACTATAATGGCGAATATGAAATGGGTTCATTAAATAAGTTTGCACAAGCAGAAAGAAGATTGTCCGCAAAGAAACAGGCGTTGGATGATATGAAGAATGAATATGAACTTATTGAACAACAGGCATTTTTTACTTATAAAGAGAATATTAAGTATATGCTACTTGATCAGCCGTCTACGATTAAAATGTGTAGAGAATGGTTAAATATGTTATCAAAGAATCAGGATGCTGATGGTAATAAGCTTGACAAGAGAAAGAAGTATAAAGAAAAGGAAATGTATGATTGGTATATTGATTATATTAAAAAGCTTCTTGATATTGAGTATATGAATAATGTTAAATTCATTGACTATAATTTTGGTCAAGCTACTAATATCCAGTTTGAATATAAAGAGCATAATTGGTGTTTAGAAATTCCTCATATTAAAGCTATCAAATTAGATGCATATAAGAATTATGGGAGCCGTGTATTTAAACTTGCGTTAGTACACAATGATACAGAGCATAGTTGTAGTTGGTCGCAGTTTGGTTCTACATATGAGGAAGATGAATTAAGAGATATTATGGCACAAGGTATTGAGAAATATTGTAATTAGTTGAGGTAACTTCACAGGAAAGCAACATATCCTTGGATTATAGAGGTAATATATGAAACGAGAAAATTTAGAAAAAGCAATAAAAATTAATCAAGAAATCGAAAGACTTGAACAGGAAATTGATTTTCTTGATGATGCAGATATGAGAAGAATATATTCAATAGTTAAGGCATTAAAACCAAAGGAGTATACATATAAGGGATATTTTTGTTCAGAAAGAGACATTGACTGTATTGGTTCATGTGTATATTTAGATCACAAAGAATGTGTAGCTCTTGCAGATTTTAAACGAAATGAAATTGAAGAATTGCAGAAGCAATATGAATTATTGGATTCTGAATAAAAGAGAATAATACATTAGAGGTGCTAAATGGATAATTATAAAGTGCTTATTGATTCAACCGAACTACAACAGAAAATATTAGATTATATCGCTTCAGAAGAATTTTGTAAGATGGTTGATTCCACGGTGTTTAAAGATAACAATCAATGTAAAATGGCTATTATTCACGGAATGTCTATTGCGTCTATATTGACTTGTAGATGTGAACAATTTTATATAAATTTTAAGAAAGAAAAATATGAAGACGACAACAGACCACAGTGCTGCATAGACCATGATAAGTATTTCTCGACATGTGACACTTGTGAGTTTGGAGGTGATTAAGTGTTAGTACCTGCAATTTTATACAAAGAACAGATCAAGAAAGAATTTCAAAAATATTATTATACAACAGATATGTTATATGAAACAGGTTGTATGTGTAATTGGAGTCCTGAAATTGCAGAATGTCCAAATGAGAGTCAATTCCAATATGCAATAGTTGATAAGAACGAAAAACTCATTGGTTATTTAGGATATTCCGTTGATTGGTATGTATCTAAAGCATATAACTTTGGATTGTTCTCATTTGACAGAGGAAATATCTTGGTTGGTAGGGACGTATTCGATAAATTAGAAGAACTGATTAAAACATTACATAAAGTTGAATGGAGAGCTGTTGGTGGGAACCCTGCTTGTAGAGGTTACGATAACTTTATTAAAAGACACAACGGAACGAAACATATATTAAAAGATTCAATTAAAGATAAGAGTGGTGAATACCACGATGATATTATTTACGAGATTGTAAGTGGAGAATAATACATTGGAGGTGAAATATAAATGAAACCAGTAGTATATTGTGATTTTAAGGAATGTGAAAACGATAGTAATAGTGTGGTAATTACAAAAGATAGATTAAAAGAAATTTTAGATGAAGTATATCAAGCAGGATATTCAGATGGGAATTCAAATAAAACTACTATTACAACAACTCCGTGGAATTGGAGAGATAATATGTATTGTGGTGGCAATAATGATCAAATGATTCCTAGAGAAATAACAACAGGAACATCATTGAGAACTAATGAAACAATCTTTGCATGTAAAAATAAAGAGTCGCAGTAAACCAATCTTTCATTGGAAAATTTTTAATCATATCTAAGCCATTCGGCTATGGGAATCCCAACAAATAAGAGAATATTACAGTGTAACTAATAAAAATATTACATATAAAGGAGATTTTAAATGAAAAACACAAATTGGAAAGTGCCAGTAATTATTGGCGTAGGAGTATTAGCGGTTATTTTGATGATTGTATTTGGTGTACAGAGTTCGCAGAATAAAGCTATTGCACTTGAGGAGCAGGTAAATACAGCATCATCAGATATTAAAGTACAGGAAAAGCGAAGAGTTGACCTTGTGTATAACCTTGCTGATTGCGTAAAACAGTATGACAAACATGAAGCTGATACATTGACAGCAGTTGCGGATGGTCGTGGATCAACAGGAGATATTGAGAATGTAACAACAGCTATTACAGCAGTTGCAGAAGCATATCCTGAACTGAAGTCAAATGAGAACTATAAGACTCTTATGAATGAGTTATCTATGACAGAGAATATGATTGCAGAGTATCGCAGCAATTACAATAAACAGATTAAGGGATACAAGCGATATGTGAGAAAGTTCCCTACAAGACAGTTTCTTGGATTGCTTGGATATGAAGTACAGGAATATGAGTATTTGGATTACAATGCGCCAGTTGATGCTCCACAGGATTTGTTTAAAGAGGATTAGTTTATGAGATATGATAGAAAAGGTTTTGATTTTGGCGATTTTGAAATAACAAAACGTGAAATCTTGGTCAGTATTTCTATCATTGCAGTTATGATTCTGTTTGGTATTCTGATTTCTTCCAAGATTTCAGAACACCAAATGGATAAAAATGAAATTTATAACAAGGCTGTTAAGATAGAAAGTCAAGAAATGTTCCAATACGGAATGGACACAAATGTTGGTAATGCGTTTGTATATGGTGATTTAAAAGCGGTAGATACAGTTACATATCCTGAAATTGGTGGAGAATATATGTATGTAGAGAAAGTCAAAGAGAGATATACAATGCATACAAGAACTGTTACTCATACCGATGATAAAGGACATTCGTATACTACAACAGAAACATATTGGACTTGGGATAAAGTCGGAAGTGAAAATATTAAGTGCAAAGAAATATCATTTTGTGGAGTGAATTTCGCAAGTAATAAGATTGATTTACCTGGTACTGATTATATTGACACAATTAAGGAGTCAAGTCATGTAAGATATAAATATTATGGTGTTGGCACTGAATATAAAGGAACAATTTTTACAGATTTGAGAGATAAAACCATTTCTGATAACATATCATTTTATAATAATTCGACTATTGATGAGACGATAGAAAGGCTAGAATCTGATTTTCCAATTATTATTTTCTGGATCTTTTGGGTTATTTTAATTGGTGGAATGGTATTTGGGTTCTACTATTTGGATAACAGGTGGTTAGATTAGCAAGAAATTTTTCTTTCTTGGGAGGTGATGTATAGAGATGACAGAAGAAGAAATGAAGTTAATATCCGAAAAAATCAATAAACAAGATGGAAGAAAATATCCATGTAGTAATCAAATTGTTGTTTGCGGATTCTTTTCTACGGATGAGGATTGGAATAATTTCGTGAACGATAATTTAGATAAAATTAAAGTACGACAAAAAGATAGAATTGTACTTGCAAATAAAGAACAATGGTATTATTTCGATTATACTGATTATTCACAAAGGGGTTTTCGATTCTACAAGATAAAAGTCTCTCGTAATATTAATCGTGAGATATTTTTAAATTGTATTTACCCATGTTGTTCATTATATTGCAAAGAGATTGAATGGATTTAGGGGAATAACAGTATGAAAGCATATTTAGTAGAGCGACCTGCAAGTGGTTGGTGTCAAGATTACGCAATGGTAATTATTGCAAAAGATGAACGACATGCTGAAAGAAAAGCAAGGGTAAGTTCAGATGACTTTAAGAAGTGTCAAGAGATTACTATTACAGAAATTGATATGAATGAAGAACAGTGTGTTTTAAGAGCAAATACAGGTGCATAGGAGAATAACACTATGAAAGGTAAATATAGAGGTTGTGATATAGAAGTAAAACGAGGTGGTGCAGAGTTCTTAACCTTTGCAGTATTCGATGATGGATATGAAGTAACAAGTGGATTTACTAATGGAAAAGATACTGTAAGAGATTATTTCAGTTATATGAAAAGTGTAATAGATGACTATAAAGAACATCCAGAAGATTATGAATAGGAGAAATAAAATGAGGTTAATTGATGCAGATGCATTTGAGAAGTTTATAAGAAAAAATTGTGCAGATTCACTCGTAGATTTGTGGTGTGAATTAGTACGAAGACAACCAACAGCTTATGATATAGAAGACATCGTGAATCAGTTAGGTGATTACGGGAATGAAGAAATGGATTATTACAGAAATACACCTTATGAAAAGTGCATAGAAAAATGCGTACATAAAGCAATTGGTATTGTGAAAGCAGGTGGAATAAATGAATAATTTAACACACAGAGAAGAAGTAAATCTTTATGAAACAATTCAAAAATCGTTTCCTAAAATTCTAATCAAGGATCTTACAGAATACGAAAGAATTTGTCCTGTCTGCAATGGTCTTGGAATGAGAATAGAAGACAATATTTATGGAATCAAAGGCGATAGTTCTGAAGCTGGTAGAAAATATCATTTTCCATACAAGCATCAAGCACTTTCGTTTTGTCAGAGTTGTTTCAATGGAGTACAGAGTTTGTGTCCTTATTGTGGACAACCATATAAGAATCAAGGATATATGCATTGTGACTGCGAAGGACAGAAGAAAGCTGACGAAGAAGAGAGAATAAAGAAGTGGAATGATAAAGTATCTAAAGCAGTTCCAGTTGATGAAAAAGATGTAAACACGATGCTTTACTGTGAAGAGTTTGAAGAGTATTACGACACTGTTGACGATTTCTTTGATGATTATGCATGTAATCATGAAGAAGATGGTGAAGAAAGACCTGTGAGACTATGGGTAACTTCTATTGAGAAAATTTTCATTGATGCATCCGATGTCATTGAAAATGCTTGTAGCGATTTACATGAAGACGCATACGAACAGTGTAATATTGATGGTCTGCAAACTCTGTTAGATGGCTGGTGCGAAGCTCAGACAGGAGCAACTACGTATTATCCTTGTTTTAAGCAGTATGTAGAGATTGATTGGAGTCAATATTCTGAGGAATAACAGAGAATAAATATTTGTAAACAATAATTTTATATCATAGGAGGAAATAAATATGATGAACAATTTTTTAAATGGTATGTTTGGCAAGGTAGGAAGTGGGATGTGTAGACTTTCTATGAATGGTGGAATTGCAGTTAAGACAAATGGTGGTTATAAGACATACAACATCAAGACTGGCAAGCTCACAAACTGTAGTAACTTTGTATTTGATGTTGGAGAGGAATTCTTCTTTATTATTCCAACTAATAAGGTAGAGAAGGGTGACATCATTCTTGTAAATGGCAAGCCAAGATGTGTTATTGAAGCTGATAAGACAAAGATTACGGTCATTAATTATGAGGACTCAACAATCGAAACCGTACTTCCTGAAAGACATGTATTTATGGGTAATACATATTTTTATGGCAAGATTGTTTCAATGTTTGGTAGTGACATTATCAAGGGTAAGAAAGGCACAAACAATATCTTAAAGTATATGATGCTTTCTCAGATGATGAAAGGTGACAATGGCTCTACTGGCATGATGAATGGAAATGGTGGAATGAGTTCTATGTTACCATTTATGATGATGGGTGGAAATATGGGTGACATGTTTGACGGAATGTTCGACTTTGATATGAGTGGCAATGATGACGATGATACAGAAGTAGACGAAGAGGAGGAAGCATAATATGGGATGTGGTTCATGGACAAGAGATAGTTATGTAAGTTATTCAACAACAAAAGGTATGAGTGTTTCAACGGATGGTATGATTAGAGGTTCTTATTCTAATCAGGATATGTTTAAGGCGAGAAATATTGATTCTGCACTTGATCCTAAGAATGTTATTAGAGAGTGTTGCGATACAGAGGAACATCCAAACACAATTCCAGTTATTCTTGCACTTGATGTAACTGGTTCTATGGGACAGGCTGCTGTTGAGGTAGCAAAGAAGTTGAATGTAATTATGACTAAGTTATATGAAAAGGTTACAGATGTTGAATTCCTTATTATGGGTATTGGTGACTTAGCTTGTGATAGCTGTCCAATCCAGGCTTCACAGTTTGAGTCAGATATTCGTATTGCTGAACAGCTTGATAAGATTTATTTTGAGTTTGGTGGTGGTGGAAACAGTTATGAATCCTACACAGCAGCATGGTATTTCGGTTCTCGTCACACAAAGCTTGATTGTCTAAACCGTGGAAGAAAAGGAATTATTATTACAATGGGTGATGAGCAGTTAAATCCATATCTTCCATTTAAGGGGAGAGGTCATGGTTTATCAGAGGTGACAGGTGACAACCTTCAGTCTGATGTAGAGACTAAGGATTTATACGAAGAGGCTTCTCAGAAGTTTAACATTTATCATTTAGATGTAAATCATTGGCACAGATGGGATGAAGAAGAAATTGAGAAGTCTTACAAGAAATATCTTGATGATACACATTTTAGAAGAGTGACTATGGATAGTATTACAAATGAGATTGTAGATATTATTGTTAGTGAAGCAGAGAATAATGTAACAGATACAGTTACTACACCTTCTAACTCAGAAGGAATTATTTGGTAGGATAGGAGATTTAAGAGATGAAAGACATTAAGATTGTGATAGGTGCTAATTTTGGAGATTGTGGAAAAGGATTAATGACAGATTATTTCTCACAGAAACCTAATAGTATTGTTGTTTGTTCAAATGGTGGTGCTCAGAGAGGACATACCGTAACAACGCCTGATGGAATCAGACATGTCTTTCATCATTTTGGATCTGGAACATTTAATCATGCAAGTACATATTTATCTGAGGATTTTATTGTTAATCCAATTATTTTTAAGCAGGAATATGATGAATTGATGAAATTAGGATATATTCCGAATGTTTATATCAATCAAAGCTGTATGTTGACAACACCTTTTGATATGATGGCAAATCAGATTATAGAGGAGAATCGTGGGAAAAATAAACATGGTAGTTGTGGATTAGGAATTTTTGAAACTATCAAAAGATACAAAGCTGGTGTAACTGATGTAGATAATCATATCAGGGAATATTACTTAGAACAATTTGAAAGAGAGAATATTATATTAACAGATGAATGGTCAAGAATATTCTTTGATAATGGTATATTTGAACACTTTTTAGATGATTGGGATTTTATGAATAATCACTCATTGGCTATATCAGATAATTATTTCTTAAATCAGTTTGACAATATTGTATTTGAAGCTGCACAAGGTTTATTGCTTGATCAGAATAATACCGAATATTTTCCACATCTAACACCGTCTAATACAGGTATAGAAAATCCCAAGAGAATAATTGAAAACGTTGAATGGAATGATGAGATAAATATTGAAACTTGTTATGTATCTCGTACTTATTTAACAAGACATGGTGCTGGTAAATTCCCATCTGAATGTAATAAGAGATTTATCAATGAGTATATGTTTGATAAAACAAATGTACCAAATCCATTCCAGGATACATTGAGATATGGAACACTTGATTTGAGAGAATTGTATAGTAGATGTTCCGATGATGTAGGGAATTTTGGAGACGAAAAATCAATCGCCATTACACATTGTAATGAATATGATTGGGATAATGATAAATTGATTGAATTATTCAAGGATTGGAATATTTATTATTCAGATGGCGAAACACATAATGATGTGAACTAAAAACAAGAAAGATTCGTTTCTTGCGAAAATTTTGGAAGAGAACATAAGAACAGGAGGCAACTTATGGGCTTAGGATTTAGATGGTTTAAAGATTATAAAATATTAGATTCTGGTGAAACATATCAGGCGTTTGGACATTGTTATTATGATGAATACTCAATTAAATATATCGACTGCGATTCTACATCTCATTCTTATTATAATGTAAGTTTGGTAAGAGAATTGTTTGAAAAGACGATTGGTATTCCGTTTCCTAAATTACCAAACGAGGAATGGATCGACTCAAAGGATTATAAATTAAAACTCATTGAACCAATCGACATGTCAAAATATTGTGAAAAAATTTTGAGTAATAAGGAAGTTGATAATATTGATATGAGAAGTAGATTTGAGTGGTTCAAACATTTATCTGATGAAGGATATTACATTGCTTACGATTGGGAATAAGAGAATAACAATATATAGAAAAGTCAAAAAATAGTACACTATATATAGTGGTTATATAAATTAAAACTACTATATATAGTAACAAAATGGACAAGAAATATCGGTTTCTTGAGAACTGATTTAGATAATAAAGATATAAATTGCGAGTCTAGGAGGTGTATATGTTAAAGACTTTTGATGAATTATCTGAAGATGAAAGTTTGTGTAAATATTGTTCAGCAACTGATTATGGAGAACATAAGTCATGCATTACACCAAACGGATATTATTGGTGTGAAGGTGCATATTGTGAAGATGCTTACAGAGAATATTTAGATGATAACGAAACAAGTGAAAATGTTGTGAAATATGCAAGTAAAGTAATGCTTACGAATAAGGAGGATGTTGATGAGTACACCACTAAAATTTGAATTCGATTTTGAGGAAGTATTTGAAGGAATTAAACAAGGCGTTATTAGAGAATTGGAAGAGATGAATTTCGATGCTGCAAAAGATAATGCTATCAATCAGATAAAGAGTGAAATTAAATCAAAGATAGAACTTACATATAGTGACGAAAGAGAACTAAAAGACGAGATTAAAAATGAAATTAAAGAAAAAGTTTATGATTCGATTATCAAAGAAATCAGTGATAAATATGCTGACAGATTTAATGACTATATGGAAAACCAGTTGTCTAAAAATCCAGAACGACTCAGCTCATTACAGAATGTTATTAAAAGAGAAGTGAGTGAGAATTTGTATGACGATTTATATAGTTCTATTAGAAATGAAGTAATTGGACGGGTTAAGGATGCAACGACACAGTTATGTAATTTAATTGGTAATAATTCTGTCAAGATCAAAGACTCTAATAAGACTATTAGCAAAGAAGAGTATGCGGATTTGCTAGATAGAGATAGAAAATTAAGTGCGTTAGAAGCAGGTGGAGTTGATAACTGGGAGTGGTATGGAGAATCACTGGCTCAGTATTATAACGAAGAATAGCATAAGAAATTTCGATTTCTTTTGGAGAATAAATTAATGGAAGGAGATAGTGATATTGATTAAATTTAAAGTAATTGACTGTAAAAATTACATCTATATCTCGAAGGGTGATAGATGGAATTGTGATTGCAGCAAATATTTATTTGATGGTAAGGTAGCAGAGCCTACAAATAAAACAGAATGGTATAGATTAGATAAGATTCCAACTGTCGTGTCAGAAAAGAGACCTGATGAACACATTAATAAGAGATACGAATTAAAAGCTGGATATACCGCAAATGATTTAATGCCAAAGGTTATCAATGAAGACCATACAGATGAATATGAGGAAGTAATTGGTTTATATACATATAAGTATGATTCAGTTCCAGGTGGTTATGAGGATATTGAGTTTAGCATTGAGAAAATTTATAAGAGAGAAGATTTTACATTTGTTCCTAATAAATATAGTGCTGAAACTGATTTAATTACACAGATTGAATATCCAGAAGAAGCATTTCAAGATAAGCCTTGTAGAATTGATTCTTCTCGTATGCTAAAACTTATCAGAGAATATGTAAAAGCACACATTGACACTTCTGTTGCATCTATTAAATCTGATTATGATTTCCATTTCCAAGTAGTAAAGAAAATTGCTTTGGCTGATCCATATAGTATCAGAGTAGATACAAATAATTCCTTTATGAATAAAAGAAGGAAACCTAAATGGGTAGATAGAATGATTTCAACTAAAGAGACAACTATTATTAATTTTAAGGACAAAGCTTCTTCTAGTGATTATGGAGATGACTGTAGAATTGCTCCATCAATTGAAGGTGAAAACTATGTGGATTTGCAAAATAAAGTGGAGAATTATTTATTAGAACTTATGAAACAGATTAACAAAAATTATTGCGAATGTCCTAACTGTAAAGGTTGGGGAATTGTGGAGGCAGAAGAGTAATGATAAAGAAAGTATTTAACAAAGATTATTTAAAGGATGAACTTGATTTACCATATAGCAATACAATTATAGATAAGATTATTGACACTACACGATGGTCAATCGTGCATGAAATTGTATTTGAAGACAATGGGAAGTTTTATCAGACAACATATTCTGAAGGTGCTACTGAGATGCAGTACGAAAGTCCTTGGGAATATGATGATGAAGTTGAGTGTACAGAAGTAGAACTTCGTGAAGTTAAGGTCAAAAAGTGGATGCCTGTAGAAGATTAAATCGAAAGGTAGTCCCAAACGTTCACAAAACAATGGGATAGAGGCTATGGTTCTTAGCCGTTTATCAAATATTTTGATAATAAATGGTATTTTTAAAAGCCAATGAATCTGACATTTCTTTGGCTTTACAAACCTAGTGTTTACAAGGGTTTCAGAGGTTAAAATTTTCAAAAATGCTCAAATCGAGCGAAATTCCCTAATTCCAAATGATTTTTAGAGAATAATAAAAATGAGGTGCTGAAAACCCTTATAAATCAAGGGTTTTACAGTATCAATATCAAGAAACAGAGAATATAAGAATATCAAGAAATCACTGTTTCATGTGGATTTTGAGGAGGTGAGAAAGTGGCAGATTTTAGATTTAATGAAGACTTTGCAAATAATTGGAAGTCAGGTCAGATAGTTACTTGTGAAGAAAAAGAGGATGGTTACTTAGTTGATAAGGTGGCACTGATTGAAAAGGACGAACTTTTAAAACATGGTGAATTTATCACAATGAATGTTGAGATATTAGGACATATGCAATCAAATGGTGTAGATGATTTATTCATGTATGATAGAGATTTTCAACCAGGAGACACAGTACAACATTTCAAAGGTGGTTTCTATAAGATTATTGCCATTGGGATTAATACAGAAACAGAAGAAAAGATGGTTGTGTATCAGAGCTTAAAGGATCAGAGAGTATGGATTAGACCATATGAAATGTTTATCAGCAAAGTGGATAGAGAGAAATATCCAAACGCTTATCAGCCATATAGACTTATCAAAGTAAGAATTACTGTATAAATAGAGAATATAAGTGGTGGAAAATGAAGAATTTAGATACACAGCTATGTAAAGCAAAGAGCATTAGTAGTGGTCAATGGGTTTGTGGATATTATGTAAAAGGTTTAGATATGTATGGTAAAGAAATTCATATAATATTTGAACCAGCAACACTATTCTATTCTCATGGTGAAACCGATGGTTTTGAAGAAATAGATCCAAAGACATTATGTAGATGTACTGGCAGCCATGATAAGAATGGCAAGTTAATCTTTGAAAACGACATTCTAAACGGAGAATTATATAATGTAGTCTCTTATGGAAATGGTGAGAATGAATTTCTCGGAATGAATGTTGGTTGGTATGTTCAGAGAGATAACTTCGAATCATGGTGTGAATTAAATGATTTGGAAATGTATGAAGTAACAGGAAATATCTTAGATAATATCTAATCAGTCTTGAACAAATCAGTTCAAAATTTTCAAAAACAAGATGTCACGAATAATATATAAAATCCGTGACAAAAAGAGAATAAATAAATGCAGAAAGCATTTGTATGGGTGGAAGAACAGCATACCCTTGGGTTTTTACGCTCAAAAATCACTGTTGAAGATAGATTTTACATAAATTTATTTTCTGTGTTCCAGTCGCAAGACTGTTCAAATATAGTTATCAAAAAATTTTATTACATATTATAAGGAGGACATTTTTTAAATGGCAACAAGATTTAACTTTACAGGAACGGTTATGTTCCCTAAGAAGGATGCAAAAAGACCATTTGTTAAGGAAATGGAAAAGAATGATCGTAAGATGTTAAGCATGAACTTTGGAATCAAGGAAAGCGATAACAATATGGCTTTTGTAGAAGCTTTCGATGGAGAGCAGGAAACTATTAAGTCCAAAAATGCTGATAATGAAAACATTGAAATTAAGTGGAAGGACAGATTTGATGATGAAGTTGTATCATCTGTTGCTTCTTATCGAAAAACAGTAGTTGATCTTGGAGAGGAATTTGATGGAAGACATGAGTTTGTAACTTTGTACGATGCAATTGTGTATCTTCAGGAGAATTTACCTAAGTACAATGGAAAAGTTACTGTTACAGGTCAGATGGTAAAAGAGCCTTACAATGGTAAGTATTACGATAAGTTTAAGATTCAGAGTGTTTATGCTGTAGCAGATGACAAGAAGAATCGTTTACTTATCACCGCTGATATTTACTACAACAAGGATTCTGTTGATAAGACCGATTGGAAGACAGAAAAGAAGATTATTGTCGATGGATATATTCAGCAGTACATCAACAAGGATGAGGGAAATAAATTCATTCCACAGCAGTTTGTATTTAATGCGAGCAAATATGATGAGAACAACGAGAAACATAAGAAGCTGTTAGATTATAAGATGAAATATATTGATATTTCAAAGAAGACTATGCAGCATCTTCTCTGGGAATGTGTAATGCTTAATGGTGCAGAAACAGTTGAATTTGATGAGTCTCAGCTTACTAAGGCACAGAAAGAACAGATTGAACTCGGAATTAGAACTCTTAATGATTTTCGTCCTGCTGGTTCTATTTTTGGAGATAGAGTAACTGAATATAGACTTTTCGATCCAAACCTTACAGGTGATTTTGCAGACGGTATTGTTGATGCTGAAATGTCTGCTTCTGAATTTGAGGACGAGATTTATGTAATGGCATCTGATGAAAAGATGGATGATGTTATGAAGAAAGCAGAAAAGAAGGACGAGCCGAAGGAAGAGAAGACAGAAACAATAACTGATTCTGAATCAGAAGTAGACGAGGATGATTTATTTTAATTAAACAGTAGGGGAGAAATCCCCTACTTAAACCACAGTGCGAATTTAAGGAGGAAATAATTTTATGTCAATGTTCAAGACAAACAAAGTAAAATGCGATATTGGAAGTTATATCCATTATTGGAGAGGTATTAAGAAAGTAGGTAAGACAACATTATTTTACAACCTTGTTAAAGCTCAGTATGGAGATTTAAATAAGGGACTTTTAATTTCAATTGGTGATGAAATTGGGTATCAGGCATTAGATGATTTAGTTTATGCTGAAGCACCTACATGGGCAGATTTAGTAGAAATTGTAGACGAGTTAGTAGAAAACAAGTCAGATAATGAGTTTGAAGTAGTCGGATTAGATACGGCAGATGAAATGATTAAGCTTGCAAAGGAAGAAGTTAAGAGATTACATAAGAAAGCAAAAGGTTCTGCTGCTGAATTTAATGCTTGTTTTGGTGGATATGGAGCACCTAGAGATAAGGTAAACGAACTTATTGATGATATCCTTGCAAAGATCAGAAAAGCAGGATATGGCATCGTTATCATTGGACATACCAAAATTAGAGATGTTAAAGAAAAGAACGGTGACGAGTATCAGCAGCTAACATCAAACCTTAGTGCAGATTATGATGGCATTTTTGCAAATAAAGCAGATATTGTTATGACTATTGCAGTTGAGAAGAATATTGATGAGAACAAACATGTTCAGGGTACTACAAGATATATGTGGTTTAGAACAGATGGCTTTGTGGATGCAGGTGGACGTTTTAGTGAAATGCCAGAGCGTGTAGAATATGGTGCGGAGAATTACATAGAAGCATTCGAAGAAGGTGTTAAGAAAGCTATTAATGGAAAGGTTTCTGATGCTGAAATCAAAAAGCGTAAAAGTGCAGAAGTAAAAGCTCGCAAGGAAAAGGCTGAAGAATTTGCAGAGGAAGAAACAAAGAATAAGGTTGATATCTCTAAAAACGAAGATTTAATTGACACAATTAAAACAAAGTTCCCAGATGCAGATGATGACACTAAAGCAAAAGTAAAGGATATTATGGCAGAATATAATATCCCGAATTTTAAGGATACATCAGTATCAACAAAGGGATTAGAGGAAATCGTTTCTATTCTGTAAAAAATATAGGTGGGGAAATTCCCCACCGCCTGAAAAGGTGGTGTAAAGATTGGCACGAAAAGTTAAATGTCAAATAACTGGCGAATATGGAACTTCTGATGTTTTTTATAAAGCTGACAATGGCAAATATTATAAATCAAAAGAGTTGTATGATGTTTGGAATAAAGAAAATGAAGATAGAAAACATGTTATAGAACGTTTTGCAATCGAATTTCTTGATTATGTTCCTGGTCAAGTATTTCCGACAATTCTTACAAAGAAACTAAAAGAACTTGAATTTTATGGATATGATGTAATTAACAAAACAATTGATAAATCATATGATTCAATTCAATATGCACTCAGAACTAAAGATTTTAGGAACGATGTAGGTAAAATATCCTACATTTTTGCCATTATTAAAAACAACATTAACGATGTGTATAAACAGGTATTGACAGAAGAAAAAAGTGAGAAAAGGCAACAAGAACAAGTTGCTAATATAGATGTAGTTGATGAACAGTCGATTATGAATATTGGGACAAAGCAGAAAGCAAAAGATATTAGTGGTTTCTTGGAGGATGATGAATGGATTTAGAAAAGTGTTTGGAAAAAATCAATGAAAACAGGGAACAAATAGAAGCTCCTTTTGTATTTTGCTTTTGGAAAGATCCAGATTTATATGATGATTATAAGTTTGTTAATGACAAAAAAGACGAAACTTTAAAAAGTGAGGATGCTCAATTTTATTTCAATTTAGGAAAAGCCTTATATGATGCTGGATTTCGTAAATTTGATAATATTACAGTATATGGATTTCTGCAAAATAAACCAAATGTAAAAGAAACATTTGAAGATTATGGTGGTTATCGAGAAGTAGAAAATCTCAAACAACTCGTAAATGTAGAAAATGTTGATGCGTATTTTGATAAAATAGCAAAGCTTAATACATTAGAAGCGTTATGTGAACTAACATTCAACTCATTTGAAGATGTTAGCAAATTTGATAAAATGTCTAGCCAACAAGTTTATGATTATTTTGAATATAAATTAAATGATATTAGTATCGCATCTACACATGATGTAGAAGAAGAATCACTTGTTATAGACGATGAATTTATTGAAGAATGTAATACTGGTGATGCTGTTGGTATTAGTTATGCAAAGAATTGTCCTATTATGAATTATCTTACTTTGGGAGTTCCTCTTGGAGAAATGTTTATGATAGCAGGACATTCAGGAGTTGGAAAATCATCATTTGTTTTTGAAAATATGGTTCTTCCAATGGCAGAAGAAGGTGTAAAGGTTGCTATTGTTAGTAATGAAATGAGAAGTAAAGATTACAAAATCATGTTGCTATCTCATATTCTAACCAAAGAGTTAAATTATTGGGGACTGACTCGCAAACAAATTAAAATGGGGCATTTCACAAATGAACAAAGAGAAATGCTTAATAAAGCAAAAAAGATTAGTCAGGAAAAATATAGTAGTTTAGGGTTTATTAAATTATTTGATAATGATATTGGTAAAGTTCTTAAATATATCAAGAAAAAATCTAAAAGAGGATATCAAATTTTTGTATGGGACACCATGAAAAGTGATGATAGTCTTGATGAAAAAATGTTCTTACAACTTCTTATAAATAGTCGAAAAGTATTTCAATTAGCAAGTAAAGAAAATATAGCAATCATTCCAACTTATCAGCTCGCATTGTATACGGTGAATCAAAGATATTTAGATGCTTCTTGTTTGGCAAACGGTAAACAAATTAAAGAAGTGTTTTCTGAAATGATTTATATGAGGCAGTTGTGGCAGGATGAATACACTGGTGAAAAATATGATTGTAAGGCATATCAGCTTCAAAAAAACGAAGATGGAAAATATACCAAAGTTAAGAGAATGATAGAATTGGATAAGGACAAAAAATATATTGTTGCCTTCTTAGACAAAACTAGAAATGATGAAGATAAACAACAAGTGTTATACGAAGTGAATGGCAGATTTAATTCTTGGAAAGAAATTGGATATTGCAATATTTTGAATGAACATAAAGGATTTTAAAATAAAGTAGGTGAAATAATGAATGCTTTGAAACTGACAGAACACTTGTCCAATAATCGTGATGATATCTTAAAAGTCTTAGAGTCGCTTGACTATCAGAATATTACATATAACAGTTCCCATAATGAATATAGATTCGCAAGAGAATATGGTAGAAATCCTTCGTCTGTCAGACTTAGCATAGATACTTTAAGCTTTATTTGTTTTAGTACAAATGAACGAGGTAATTTATATTCTCTTGTGATGAATAAGAAATGTTTGAACTTTCCACAAGCTCTTGAATATATAGCAGACCTTTTAAGTCTTGAGAAAAGCAGTTTCAATAAAGCAGTAAAAACGCCTTTTGGTGGATTTTATAAAAAACTCATTCGTGAGATTCAAGAGCCAGAAATGTCAATGAAAATATATGATGAATCTATATTACAAGAGTACTGTGGAAAATTTAATACAATGTTTTTTAAGGATGGTATTTCATATAAAACGCAAGAAAAATTTAATGTTGGATATGATATTTGGACAAATCGCATTACTGTTCCTGAATATACATTTGATGGTAAGTTATGTGGAATTATGGGAAGGTCTATTGATAGTAATTGCGCTAAAGAAGAAAGATGGTTGCCAATTATTCCATGTAGTAGAAGTTTAACATTATATGGCTATCACACCAATTATGAATGTATTCAGAGAAAAAACTTATGTGTAATAGGTGAAAGCGAAAAATTTCCGCAGCAATTAGATACTATTGGAAGCAATGTTGGATTAGGATCTTGTGGATGCCATTTATCAGATACACAGACAAAGTATATTAAAGGATTATTGGTAAGCAAAAATATTTTAGCTTATGATGAAGGACTTGAAGAGGAATACATTCGAGAAGAAGCAAAAAAATTAAAGATAGATAACGCAGTTTTTCATAATAATGTTGGATATATCTGGGATTCAGAGCATCAGGTCATACCTAAAGGAAGTAAAGGAAGTCCTTCTGATTATGGTAAAGAAGGATATTTATATCTTATGAAAAATTGCGTCAAATGGATTTGAGGTGAATAAAAATAGGACAGAGAGCAAAAGAACCAGAATTGCAGAAGCTATTTGATGAAGGAAAACATGTATATAGTTTCAGTAAATTAAATACGATTGATAATTGCTTATATGAAGCATATTTAACATACATAAAACACAAAAAAGGTATTCCAAATGTATATGGATGTATGGGTACAGAAATTCATGATACATTGGAAATGATTGTGCATGATGAATGTACAGAATCTGAACTAATCAAAGCAATGAATAAAGAATTGTCAGATATGGAAATGCTTGGAATTGAGTTTCCAAAAGATAGAAATGGTGGAGATTCCATTAAAGATGGTTGGGTTGCTAACATGGGACATTTTTGTAGGCATTTTGTTAAACCCAAAGGAAGTTTTATAACTGAGAAATTTCTTCTTTTAAAAATTGACGAAGATCACTATTTACAAGGATATTGTGATTTAATAAAGATTGTAGATGAAGAGAATAAAATTGTAAGTGTGTATGACTGGAAAACAAGTTCGCAATTTAACACAGCAGACTTAATTCATCATGGTCGTCAGTTAGTTATTTATCAAATGGCATTGGAACAGCTTGGTTATAAAGTAAAAGAATGTGCTTGGATAATGTTGAAATATTGCACAATCAAGTATATGGGAAAGAAAACTTCTCGTTCTAAGAATGAGACTTTGATTGAGAAAGTATGTGAAAGAAGAAAGATTGTGGAAACACTACAGTCAGATATTGAAAGTAAGCTTACTAAATTAGGATACGATGAACTCGATATTGAAGTAATGCTGCATAATGCTTTGCAGAATAATAATCTTGATGATTTACCTAACGAAATAAGGTCGGAATATAAAATTATTCCATATGTTCGAAAATATGAAGTAGATGATGAAAAGAAACAAGAATGTTTGAATTATATTACTTCTACATATTCTAAATGGGAAGATCTAAGCGGTGATGAAAAAGATTATCCGCATCGTAAATTCACAAGAACTACCAAATCTGGTAAAGAATCCCCTGATACATTTTTTTGCAACAATCTTTGTGGTTTTAAGGATTGTCCACATATTAGAAAATATCTTGATACAAGAAAGAATAATACAGAGGAAGATGATTTATTTTAGGGAGGAGTAAGTATGCAAAATTATCATCGTCATACATCCTACTCCAATATTTACACTGCTGATTCGGCTGCTGTTAATGAAGATTATGCTAAACGTGCAGTCGAATTAGGACATAAAGTAATAAGTAGTGTTGAACATGGATGGCAAGGATATTATTTTGAAACATATGAATTAGCTCATAAATATAATTTAAAAATGATTTTTGGAGCAGAAGCATATTGGGTTTATGATAGACATACAAAAGATAAGAGTAATCATCACATTATAATCTTGGCGAAAACGGAAAACGGAAGACAAGCGATTAATGATATTTTATCAGAAGCAAATATTAGCGGATATTATTATAAGCCACGAATTGATTTAGAATTATTGTTGTCGCTTCCTCCGAAAGATGTATTTATTACATCTGCCTGTATTGCATTTCGTTCAAAAAACATTGGACTAACAGGAGAAGAAGATATAGATAGCGTCATTAATAAGTATTATGGTAAAAATCTTACATATTCAATGGATGAAAATATCATTAAAACTTTACATGATCATTTTCAAGAAAATTTTATGTTAGAAATTCAATATCATGATACAGAACAGCAAAAAGAATGGAATAAATTTCTCTTAAATATGAGTGAAAAATATGGAATTCAGTTAATTGTCGGTCTGGATAGTCATTACATTTACGAAGAAGATTCACAAGAAAGAGACTATGTATTAGCTGCAAAAAACATTCATTATGAGGATGAAGATGGATGGTATATGGATTATCCAGACGACAAAACAGTTATGAATCGCTTTTTGAAGCAAGGTGTATTCACAAAAGAGCAGATTCAACAAGCAATGGATAATACAGATGTTTGTCTTACATTTGATGATTATGATAATGTTCACATCTTTAGCAAGGATATTAAACTTCCAACCTTGTATCCAAATTTATCAAAAGAGGAAAAAGATAAAAAATACAGCCGATTAATAACGTCTAAATTTAAGGAATATATGAAAAATGTTCCTCAAGAAAGATATGATGAATATTTTGAAGGCGTAAAGAAAGAAGTTGACACGTATAAAGATACTGGAATGACCGATTATCCACTCATAGACTATGCTATTGTTAATGATGCAGTTGAACATGGTGGATTGATTACGGATACAGGACGTGGATCTGCTGTTGGTTATTTTACGAATACATTATGTGGTTTCTCAAAAGTGGACAGATTTACATCTGCAATTAAATTATATCCTGAAAGATTTATTAGCAAAACTCGTATCTTAGAGACGCATAGTTTGCCAGATATTGATTTGAATGTTGGTACACCAGATATTTTTGAGCAAGCACAGATAAATGTTCTTGGTGAAGACCATGTAGCACCTATGATTGCTTTTGGTACTTTTAAGAAAAAATCATCATTCAAATTATATGCGAGGGCACAGAAACTTGATTTTGATATCGCAAATACTATTTCAGAGCAGATTGGTAAATATGAAGAAGCTATGAAATATGCAGACGATGATGAGAAGGACGAAATTGATTTATATGATTATGTAGATAAAAAATATGAAAGCTATATTAACGCTAGTGAAAAATATTGGGGAATTATCTCTGATAAGAAAAAAGCTCCATCTGCATATCTTCTTTATCAAGGTAACATTCGTAAAGAAATTGGTTTAATTAAATGTAAGAGTGAATCAACTAAAAAGGAATATATCACATGCGTAATTGATGGTGCTATTGCTGAAAATTACAAATATCTAAAGAATGATATTCTAAAAGTAGATGTCGTGTTATTGATCGACAAGATATTCAAACGTATTGGTATAGAACATTTTGGTGTAAATAAATTACTTGAACTTGTAGAAAATGATCAAAAGGTTTGGAATTTATATGCCAATGGATACACAATCGGACTAAACCAATGTGAAAAAGAGTCTACAACCAAAAAATGCATGAAGTATAAACCATCAAATGTATCCGAACTAAGTGCTTTTATAGCTGCTATTCGACCAGGTTTCAAATCTATGTATTCTAAATTCGAGTCACGAGAATCTTTTGACTACGGTATTCCAGCATTTGATAAAATTATTCAAACAAAACAATTCCCTTATTCCTTTATTATGTATCAGGAACAAACAATGAATACTTTGAACTATGCAGGATTTCCTCTGGATAAATGTTATGGAATTATCAAAGCTATTGCAAAGAAACATCCTGAGAAAGTAAAACCTCTTAAATCAAAATTTATTGATGGATTCAGAGAAAGAATCATTACAGATGAAGGAATTGAAAAATCAAAAGCACAAGAGATGAGCGAGAAGGTATGGCAGATTATTAACGATTCTTGTGGTTATGGTTTTAATAGTGCTCATGCTTTCTGTATGTCGTTGGATAGTCTGTATAATGCTTGGCAAAAAGCAAATTATCCATATGAATTTTATGAAGTAATGTTACAGCATTATTCTGATAAGGGCAATAAAGACAAGGTTGCCTTAATCAAAGAAGAAATGTTGAGAGCTTATGGAATAAGAGAAGGAAAATATAGATTTGGTGCAGATAATAGAACTTTTAAGGCTGATAAAGAGAATAAAGTAATATATTCGTCTTTATTAGGAATAAAAGGATTGAGTCAAAAATGTGCGGATGATTTATACAAGCTTTCTCAGAAAGAACATTTTGATAATTTCTATGATTTGTTTAAAGCAATGAAAAAAGTCAAAAGTGTAAATGCAGGAAAAGTAAATGTACTTGTTAAAATTGGATATTTTGACGACTTTGGAAAAATTGGTAAGATTCAAAAATTCTTATCGATTACAGACGATTTATATGAACGTTCTCAGTTTGGAAAAGCTGATATCAATGCAGAATATCTTCCTTATATAATGAAATATTCAGAAGAAACGGAGAAACAGTATAGAAATTTCAACTATGATGCAGCGTTATATGATATTTGGAACAATTTAGAGGATACTGATATTTCGCTAAATGAAAAATTGCAGAATGAATTAGAATTATTGGGATATGTGCAGACTACAGTAGACAATATTCCACCTGAATATGCATTCGTAAAAGAGTATGAATGTAAATTTAAAAATCCTAAGTTGACATTGTATAGGTTGTGCAATGGTGATATCGAGACTGTAAAAGTTAAAAGACCTAAATATGATGAAAATCCAATTCATCAAGGTGACATTATCAAAACCATTGAAGCATCGAATGAAGGAAGATGGTATAAGGATAAAGATGGTGAATGGCAACAAGATAGAAATGACAAAGAAACTATTTTGAAAAAATGGTCGTTTGTGAGATAGGAGATTTATGAAACAGTATTATACAGATAAAAAATATAAAGAGCTTTTATCCCACTTAATTGTGCTTGTTGACACAAGAGATCAGACCAATCAGGCGATTACTGATTGGTTTGATTCCAACAATATAAGATGGAAAACAAAAGCATTAAAAACTGGTGATTATGGACTAATGATAGAATCGTGTCCAGAATTGGGATTTCAAGTTGACACATATTTTAGTGATGAATTGTGTATTGAACGAAAAAATTCAGTTAGTGAACTTGCAGGTAATTTTGCAAACGCTTCAAAAGATGATGACAGAATATTTAAAGAATTGAATCGCATGATCAATATCGAAAGAAATTATCTCTTAATAGAGAATGATAAGATAGAAGATATTTTTGAAGCAAATTATAAGACAAAACTCAATCCAGAATCTTTTTTTAGAGCTTTGTTGACTTGGCAAAGCAGAAATAATATGCACATCTACTTCGTGAAAAGAGAATATATGGGTAGGATGATTTATGAATTATGTAAAAATTGTTTGGATTCTAAGATATTGAAATAGGAGGAAGAAAAGTTGAGAAACGAAAAAGCAAAGATATTTGATTCGATTTTAAATACTATTGAAAACGAAGATATTCGGCATTTTGCCGAAGAGTGTATTGAAACAATTCCTGATTATTTTTGGGAAGTAGGAGCTTCAAGTACGGGAAAATATCATCCACAATATGCACTAGGAGAACTAGGTCTTGCTCGCCATACTTGTGCGTTAGTTAGATTTTTGAATCATATTTTGAATGTAGATTGTTTTGGTGACAAATTTACATCAAGAGAAAAAGATTTAATGAGAGTTGCAGGAATGATGCACGATACTCGAAAGAGTGGTGATGACGCTGATTATGCTAAGAGTAAATATACTAAGTTTGATCATCCACTTTTAGCAGCAAATGAGATAAGAAGTTTAATTGGATTTATTTCACCTGAAGAATTGGAAATTGTGGCAACTACGATTGAAAGTCATATGGGACAGTGGAATACCGACAAAAGAAGTTCTGTTGTCTTACCATTACCAACAAATAAATACCAGAAGATGGTTCACTTAGCAGACTACCTTGCAAGTCGTAAAGATATTGAAGTTCTGTTTGACGGATTTGAAGCACCAAAGAAAGAAACCGTTAAGTTAGAGGATTATGTTCTGAACTTTGGAAAGCACAGTGGCGAGAAGCTTGTTGATGTTGCTCAGTCAGATCCAAGTTACATATCATGGGCTAAAGAAAATATGAATAGAGAGCCAATTAAGAGTTTACTAGCCAAGCTGTAGAGAATAATACAATAGAGGATTTCTGGAATGCCCATAAATAGGGCGTTTCAGAGACTTAAAAAGCCAAGGAAAGACGGATTTCTTGTTGGTCATTAATTGGAAAGAAAGGAGAGAATAAGTAAATGAAAATGCTTGTGTTTTATCGGTCAAGAGAATATACAAATGCAATTATATCTTCAACAAGGTATAAATTGCAAAATATGGATATAGCAAAAGGTCTTGACGTTGATTTTATTAATTTAGATAAAAGAAACTACATTAAGGTATTGGCTCAAATGGAAGAATTGCCACGCTTTGTATATATTTGGTATGACGAAGAAAAGGTTACAGATTATATCAATGAAACATATCCATCAATAGAAGTCTTACATTTTGATGTGGAAAATTCAGTCGAAAAACACAATAGTGGGGTTTATGGATATGCAACAAAAGAATATAAGTTAGCAGATTTAATGCTTCAGAAATTTAAGGATAGTCTTGTAAAGAAAACAATGTATCAGGTTGATTCTTTATATAAAATTTCAAAAATGGACATGGATGATATGGATATAGCTTGTTCAAAATATCATTCATTTGAGACAAGGGAGAAAGCAAAGCAATATTGTGTTGACTGTCTTAAAAAGGAAATTGATACATTAGAAAATAGAATTGATGTGTACCAAAGCACTATTAAGTCTTGCAAAGCTGATTTGAAAAAGAAAAACACATTATTAAAGAAATACGATATTAAAGCAAATTAAATGACGGATCTATGTCTGTCAAAATATGTGGTGGTGGAATATGTAGACACGCAAATGGGCAGTAGACAGGTGAATGATTAAAAACACTCGGTAGGACACCTATGGGTTCAACTCCCTCCAATGTGAGCAGTGCACGGCTTATGTAGGGTGAAAATCCCTACCCACATATTATGAATAAAATAACAAAAAATAGGAGGATTTATGAGTTCGAAAGACAATTCATATGCAAATACAGACAAAAAGACATTATTTTTATCTGATGATGTAGACAACGAATCTATTGGTAAATTAACATGGAGCATTTTACAACAGATTCGAGAAGACGATGAGAAATATGAAAAAGAGAAAAATTATAAGCGTGAGCCAATTAAACTATATATCAACTCGTATGGTGGATCTGTTTATGATATGTGGGGATTAATTGATGTCATTCTTAATAGCAAAACTCCAATATATACATATTGCACAGGATATGCAATGAGTGCAGCTTTTAAGATTTTCTTAGCAGGTCATAAGAGATATTGCTATAAACATTCAACATTTATGTATCATCAAATGAGTTGTTGGAGAAGTGGTAAATATCAGGATTTGGTAGAAGACAGAGAAGAAATGGACTGGCTGAATAAAAAGAATGAAGAATATGTAATCGACAGAACAAATCTCACAAAAGATGATATTAATGAGATTCGTGAAAAGAAGAAAGATTTTTATATTCACTCTGATAAAGCTGTTAAGTATGGGATTGTCGATGAAGTTTTGTAAAGAGTAGAGAATAATACAGTAGCAATAAACGATAGTTTCTTTGGAAGATTTGGAGGTTATATATGATGGACGATAGAGCAAGTACAGAATATAAGCTAATTATAAAAATTTGTGACCAAAAAAATGTGCAGAATATGATCCGTTTGGATTATGTTATGTAGACGATTGTATGAGTTGTCCAAATTCAAGAATAAAAATTATTCGTGAAGATGGAGTAGTAATGCGTGATGATTTTAAAGATAACAAGAATGTAAACGCAAAAGATAAATTATGGTCTTATCAAAGAATGTTTGAAAGAGATGGTGTAGAACTATTTGAAAAAATGTACAATGTTAATTTTTCAAAATGGCAGAAGAAATATCTTTCAAAAATATTCAATAAGTTAAAGAGTAAAAAGAACAATTAAGCTGTAGATTCTTGTGAAAATTAAGGAGGTAAAAATGAACAGAATAACTATTAATGGTAAAACAATCACATGTTCAGGAACTAATGTTGTCATCAACAATGGAATGGTTATTGTAGATGGTAAAACAATTCAAGAGTGTAATAGTGGTGATATTAAAGTCACTATCGAAGGAGATGTAAACAAAATTGATTGTGGTGGATCAGTAGAAGTTCACGGCAATTCAGGAAGTATTGATTGCGGTGGTAGTTGTGAAGTCAGTGGGGATGTCAAAGGAGATATAGACGCAGGTGGTTCTGTAACTTGTGGTAACGTATCAGGTGATATAGATGCTGGTGGAAGTGTGAGATGTAGAAGATAAGGAGAGTAATAACAAAAAAGGAGAACAAAAAATGGACACAATTGTTGTAAATTTGTTTGGTGAACCATCATCAGGTAAAAGTACCTGTGCAATGGATATTACAGCACAATTAAAAAGACACGGTATCAATGCTGAATATGTTTCAGAATTTGCCAAGGATAAGGTATATGAAAATAATGGTGAGATATTTAAGCATCAGGAATACATTTTTGGTAAACAGTCATTCAAAATGGGACGTGTGAAAGATAAGGTACAAGTTATGATTGTTGACTCTCCTTTAATATTAAGTGCCGTATATAACACTGACGAAGTGTTGGGAGAAGACTTTAATAAGACTGTACTGAATGTATTTAATTCATATAATAATAGGAATTATCTACTCACAAGACACCATTCTTATGAGAACGAAGGAAGATTCCAGAATGAAGACGAAGCAAAAGAAGTGAGAAAAGAAATTATTGATAAGTTAAATCAATACAATATTAAATATGAAGAGATTGCTTCTACAGAATCAAATTGTGAATACATAGTGGAAGAAGTTATGGAGGAAATTAGAAATGAACAGTAAAGGACATTTATTTATTAGTTTGGGAAAATCAGCAATCAGAGTAATTGGTGGAATTGTAACATTAGTGAATGGTTCGATTATTCCATTAGCAGTAGGAATTATTGTTGCTGAAGTTGGTGGTGTGTTAGAAGAATTAGTTGATGAGAGATAACAGGAATCCATTATTTCTTATGAAGAAATTAAAAGAAAAATAGGAGAATTAAAATGAAAACAGTTTTTAACTGGTTCGGTGATGATTGGAAGAGAGTAAAAAATCATTGTAGAACCACGGATAATAAAGCTTTTACCGAAAATGAAGCAACAGATACTTTTAAAAAGAAGTTGCTTATATCTGAACATTCGCCAATTAGATTACTTGAATTTGATTGGTCTTGGAAGAATATTTATTACTGGTTGAGTACAGAGTGGTCGAGACATAAATTTGAAAAATTTATTAGCTCACAAAGAGATGATAGATTGGTTGATGATACTCCACGAGGTAAGAAACCACAAGATGCATTGGTTAATTTTGATGGCTATGCTAATATGCAAAACCTTATTGATAGTTGGAGAAAAAGATTGTGTGGCAATGCTACACCAGAAGCAGTTGAATTGGCAGAAGACTTCAAAATTGAATTACATAAGACACATCCTTATGAATCAGATGTGTTAGTTCCTCATTGTATTTATCGTGCAGGTTGCCCTGAGTTTGGTTGTTGTGGAAAGATTACTGATTTTATTAAATGGGCAAAGGATAATAATAAGGAAATTAATTGGCTTAATATTCAAAATAGATATGATTTATACAATGAATGGTTTTATGAAGTACACAAGTAAATGTTCATTTCAATGGGAGGATAATAGAAAATGAAGAAGAAAATAATTGGAATAATTCTCATGATTTGTTTGGTGTTTAGTCTAACTGGTTGTAGAACAGCAGACATAGTAAACCATAATCTATCAAAGGATGGAGACGAATTTAATCTGTACAGAAAGATCACTGTGACTAACGCAAGAACTGACACTATTATGTTGGAAGCTGAAGGTTATATGAGCCTTAGTAATAATAGCAACAATGAGCTAGTAGTTACAATCAAGACAGGCGAAGATACATATTATAAAGATTATATCTACTTAAATGATTGGACATGCTATGTTATGGAACAGACAGAACCGACAAGCACAGATAAGTATCATTATCAGTTAGTGTTCTATCCAGAAAGAGTTATTCCAGATGTTGAAGTTAAATAGAAATAAGTGAGGTGATTAAAATTAGAAGTCTAGCACGAATAGATAAGTTTACGGCAGAACTCAATAGAATATGGAAGAAATATTTTCCTGATTGGAGATATTGTCAGCTCATGATGAATTTTCTTGGATGGATCGCACATGAAAAGAAACTAGATCCGTTTTTTATTGAGGAGAATAAAGCAATTACATATTTAAAAGAGTATTGTGGAGAGGAGGCAGATGATAATGGATAAGTTTGATATAGCACGAAGAGTCAGATTGTTGAATGAAGCGTCTGATGCATATTATAATACAGGTAATCCTATTATGAGTGATAGCCAGTTTGATCAGTTATTAGACGAACTTAAAGAATGGGAAGATGAGACTGGAATAGTATTGTCTAATAGCCCAACACAGAATGTTGGTGCAGCAATTCTTGACAGCATCAACGAAGTGACACATACTGTTCCGATGTTATCTCTTGATAAGGTTCATTCAGTTGAAGAGATTGAGGAATTTGCAGATGGTAATCAGCATGAACTTGTTGCTTCTGTAAAACTTGATGGAATTTCTTGTAGGCTTACTTATCAAGATGGAGAATTAATTAGGGCAGAATCGAGAGGAAATGGCATAGTTGGATCTGATATTACTGAACATATAAAGCAGTTTAAGAATATACCATTACACATTAACAAGAAAGGGACTTATGTAATTGATGGTGAAGCATTGATAAAACTTGATGATTTTGCCGAGATTAATAAAAATGGAGAGTTTAAAAATAGTCGCAATCTTACGGCAGGTACATTATCAAGCCTTGATACATCAGTTGTGAAAGAGAGAAGATTATCCTGGTATGCATGGAAAGTTATTGAGGGAGCAGAACCTGATGTTGATGATAATTCATTCTATGATACTTTAAAAGAAGCAACACTGCTTGGATTTGATGTTGTTCCTCATTCGGGAATATTCATATGTATTGGGGATATGTGTCAAAAAATGATTAATACTATGTTAAAATATGCACATGACCTTTACTTGCCTCAAGATGGAGTCGTATTTAGGTTTGATGATCTTAAGTACGGTGAATCCTTGGGACGAACTTCTCATCATTTCAGAGGAGCAACGGCGTGGAAAGCTCCAAATAATTCAGTAGAAACAACTCTGAAAAGGATTGATTTTACTATGGGTAAGACGGGTATATTAACCCCTGTAGCCATCTTTGAACCTGTAGAGATAGAGGACACAATAGTTGAGAAAGCATCATTACATAATCTTTCAGTTATGAAGGAGATCATGGGTACTCCTTGGGTTGGACAAAGAATGGGAGTATGTAAGGCTAACCTGATAATTCCTCAAGTAAAATGGGCAGAAGTAGGTGTAAAAAGTGTAAATAAGAGATATATAAAAATTCCAGATAAATGCCCTATTTGTGGTCAACCAACAGAAATTAGAAAAGATAATGATTCGCAGGTATTGATGTGTACCAATGATAATTGTAAAGGTAAATTACTTGGTAAGCTTACACACGCAGTATCCAAAGCTGCACTTAACATTGATGGATTCTCAGAGGCATCAATAAATAAATTAATTGATCTAGGATTACTTAATTCAATACAGGACATATACCATTTGTCAGATCACAAGAAAGAACTAGAATCTCTTGATGGTTTCGGTAAAAAATCTATTGAAAAACTTCTTAATTCTATCGAGAAATCTCGTACTACTAATCTTCAGCGTTTCCTTTATGCACTTTCAATCCCACTTTTAGGAAAATCAGCCAGCAAAGACATAGCCGAATTTTGTAATTATAAATTTGATGTGTTTGTTGATAATATACAGGTCGATGGGAGAAGTTCATTTACAGCCATTAATGGCATTGGTGAAGCGTTAGGACAATCTATCATAGATTATTGGAACAAGAATGATTCAAAGATAATTGATTTATCAAAAGAATTTATTTTTGAATTCGAAGAACCTATTTGTCATACGTCAAATAATAAATTACTAGACGGTTTGATATTTGTTATAACTGGTTCACTCGAACATTATTCCAACCGTGATGCTCTTAAATCAGAAATAGAATCTCATGGTGGCAAAGTATCTGGATCTATCTCAAGTAAGACTTCATATCTTATAAATAACGATGTGAATTCCACCTCATCTAAAAATAAGAAGGCTCAATCATTAAATATTCCTATTATATCAGAAGATCAGTTTATATCAATGATTTCATAAATTTTTCCAATCAAAAAGAGAATATATAAGTGGCACAAATAAATACAAAGGAAGTGAAGTAAATTAAGCTGAACTATAAATGTGTGTCTATAGGGTTAATGGCAGTAATGTACTTGGGTGTTTGCGCAATGCACTACAATTACCTTTCTGTAAAGAATAAGTGCGATGAGTTACAAACAGCCTTAGATATTAAGTCAGACTACATCAAAGTGCTTGAAACCACTATAGATACGAAAACAAAAGAAGAAAACGAAAGATTAAAAGTAGAACAACAAGTAGTGGATTTTTATATAGGTCATATTGAGCGTGTAAATAATCCACCTTCTGTTGAGAATGTAATGGCTATTGAATCTGATAGTAAGAAAGAAAACAAAGAAGATGACTCGCAAGACACAAGTTCAGATTCTGAAGAAAATGAGCTTATTGAAACTGTGTTTGAATCTGAAGAGTATTTAACACCTGTTTATAATGGTTCGATATTAACTGCATCAAGTGGTGTTAATTATTATGGTTCCCAACGAGAGACATATTATAACCTTGATATGTCAGGTTGCATAGATATTATGCGCAGCATGGGAAATACAGATGAATATTGGGTAAGGGAAGATGGCTGTAAAATGCTTGGGAATTATATTATGTGTGCAGCAAATCTTGATGTATACCCACGAGGATCATTAGTGGAAACAAGTTTAGGGACTGCAATTGTCGTTGATACTGGTGGATTCGCTGATAGTGATCCATATCAGATTGATATTGCTGTTACATGGTAATAAGGAGGGAAAAGAAATGCATACAGTTTTTTGTATTATTGGCAGAACCGCATCTGGTAAGTCAACTATTGTTAATGCAGTTGCCAAAGATTTAAATTTAAAAATTCTAAAGTCATATACGACAAGAACAAGAAGGCAGAGTGAGATAGGAGACAATTGTGACCATACATTTATCAGTGCCGATGATGTAGATAAGTATAGAGATGATATGGTGGCATATACAGAAAGAGCAGGTTATTGTTCATTCGCTACTAAGGAGCAGTTGATGAACAGTGATATATACATTATCAATCCAAGCGGTTTTTCAGATTTAATTGAATCTACAAAGGGCATTCCCAACCTTCGATTAGTAGATATATGGATTGATTGTAACTCAGATCAATTAATTGCTCGTTCCAAAAGTCGTTCAAATTCTGACAATTGGAAGGCAAACTATGATAAGGAAGAGACGGAATTTACAAAAATATATCCAAATATAGATTATGACAAGTCATGGCATGTTGATAACAATCAATATATATCGGCAGCAATTAATCATATGAAACAAATCATAACAGTCATAAAACATGAAGAAATATATATGTCTGAGGCGAAAGAAAATGTTTAAGAATTTTTGCAAACATAAAACTTATCGAATAATTGAATGTAATAAAAATGAGAAAATATACAAGTGTCAATGCATTAAGTGTGGGACACAATTTGAACTGCCCAAAGCAGTCGATGAAATGTATGAAATAAATCAAATAGTGAGGTTGTATTAAAGTGAGCATAGAAATGATTAATGATACCTATGTGATAGACATAAGTAGCATCGCAAAAGCAAGAAAATTAAATGAGATTGCGCTAAGTTACGAGGAAGACATAGATATTCTAAGAGATAGGTATGTAATTGATGCTAAGTCAATACTTGGGATATTTAGCTTAGATATATCTCAGCCATTGAAGATAAGAATACATACCGATAATGAAGATGTATTATCCAAATTTTACAAGGATTTACTTGATCTGATTGTGAGGTGATTAATATAAGGAAACTATATATAGACTTTGATGGATGTGTGGTCAACACCATTGCAGCTATATGTCAAATGTACAATGAAGATTTTAAATATTACAAGGATTTTAAGCCTGTTAAGTGGTGGGAAGTTGAGACATGGAATTTTAAAGAGTGTAATTGTGCCAAACCTGAATACATAGATACATATTTTAATCAGCCGAGATTCTTCAAATATATTACCTATATGGATTGGACAAAGGAAGTATTAGGCGAATTGAGAGAAACATACAAGATAACTATTGTCTCTGCTGGGTATAGTCCAAATTTATATGGTAAGTCAATTTGGATAAGAGAGAATTTACCATATTGTGATTTTATTGGAGTAAATTTAAAACAGCATACGGATAAAAGCCATATAGATATGCAAGACGGTATATTCATTGATGATTCATACAATAACCTGATTACTTCAAATGCCATGTTTAATATTTGTTTCGGCGATGAATATGTATGGAATAAAAATTGGAAGGGTGTCAGATGTAATAACTGGTACGACATAAAAGATTTTTTACAAGGAGGAAATATTAGTTAGTGAGCATTATGACAAGTCATGAGTTAGCGCAAGAGCTATTAAGCAGACCTGATGGTTACATTACAGCAAAAACTCGTGATAACAGAGAATATAAGATTAGTAGTTATCAGAGGATAGCCACTGATGCTAATTATGATGATACATTGCACTATTGGACACTGAATCTCAGTGAGTGCAGTGGCAATATTATATAGGAGGATAAAGATATGTTTTGTTATCAGATGGTTGGATTAGCCGACCAGAATGGAAAGACCTATGAGTGTGAATATGGCACTTACAGTAAGAAAGATGGTTTCCAGATTAAGAATTTTGGAGTAAGTAATGATTTTGAAGATATGTTATATGATCTTTTTCACAAAGATATGTGGTCGCTCAAGGTTGAGCCAAAGGTTATGACCAAGGAAGAGATTGAGAAGGCTCTTGGCTACAAGATTGAAATCAAAGGTAAAGATGAGAAAAATGTTAATAAGAACAATAATATGTGTAAAAGGGCTGGATTATTAGCAGACGATGATATATTTTCTTTCATTTTCAAGTGAGATTTGAAGAATAGTTTCAACGGTGAAAGGAAGGTGAATTATGGATACAGGTACAATAGCTATATTTATGGTGTTAGTCTCGATTTTATGTATGTGTTTAACAATTGGTATAAGTATGATCGTATATCAAGTTACTCATTTAAAAGGTATTATAAATAAAAGGTATTATAAAGGTTTGGGAGTTCTACATAGAATCAATGACGAAGTTGATAACGAAGAAAAAAACAAAGTAGAGACAGAAAAGGAGAGATAAGGTTTGAAGGTAATTAAAAGAGACTGTTCAGAAGTTGATTTTGACAAAGCAAAGATTTCTTCTGCGATTTTAAAGGCTATGAAAAACGGATCGGGTATTATCAAGCCGAAGGTTGCTGAAGATATTGCGAATGAGATTGAAACTGAGTATGCCGACAAAGATGAGCTGAGTGTATCAGATATAGAGACAATAGTATTTGATAAACTAATTTCAAAGAAGCAGAGATTAACAGCAAAAGCATATGAGGGGTATAGAAGTATTCGTGAATTTCAGAGAGAGAACGAGAATACGATTGATACAGAAATAACAGAATTATTAAGTGGAGAAAGTGATTATTGGAATAATGAGAACTCCAATAAAAATCCAAGACTTAATACAACACAGAGAGATTATTTAGCAGGAATTGTAAGTAAAGATGCTTCAAGACGATATATTTTGCCACCTGAGATTGTACAGGCTCATGATGATGGTTTAATTCATGTACATGATCTTGACTATCTTATTCAATATATGAATAACTGCTGTCTTATCAATCTTGAGGATATGTTACAGAACGGAACTGTAATAAGCGAGACTATGATAGAAAAGCCACACAGTTTCTCAACTGCATGTACAGTCGCAACTCAGATTATAGCGCAGGTTGCTTCAAGTCAATATGGGGGGCAGAGTATTTCTTTGGCACATCTTGCCCCATTTGTAGACATTTCAAGACAAAAAATCCGTAAAGAGTTAAATGAAGAAATTAGCTTGTTGGGATGTGCAAGAGGGGCAATTTTAGAAGAGGACTTTGATACAGTTGTTGAAAAAAGATTAAAGAAAGAGATTGAAAAAGGAATCCAAACAATTCAGTATCAGATCACGACTCTCATGACGACAAATGGGCAAGCACCATTTATTACTTTATTTATGTATCTTAATGAAGCACATAATCAGAGAGAAAAAGACGATTTAGCCATGTTAATTGAAGAAGAACTTCGTCAGAGTTATCTTGGTGTAAAGAATGAAGAAGGTGTATATATCACACCAGCTTTCCCAAAAGTTATCTATGTACTTCAGGAAGATAATATTCATGAAGGAGATAAGTATTGGTATCTTACTGAGATGGCTGCCAAGTGTTCTATGAAGAGATTAACCCCTGATTATATCTCGGAAAAGGTTATGAAAGAAATGAAAGATGGCAATTGCTATCCTGTAATGGGGTGTAGAAGTGCCTTAACAGTATGGCATGATGAAAATGATAAACCAAAGTTCTATGGAAGATTTAATACTGGTGTCGTAACAGTCTCATTACCAGATATTGCGTTATCATCAGGTGGGGATGTTGATGAGTTTTGGAGAATATTTGACGAACGTACAGAATTGTGCCATAAAGCTTTAAAAATTAGACACAAGAGATTACGTGGAACGAAATCTGATGTTGCACCTATTCTTTGGCAACATGGAGCATTTGCAAGACTTAAAAAGGGTGAATCCATTGATCAGTTACTTTTTGGTGGTTATTCAACCTTGTCACTTGGCTACGCAGGTCTAGCAGAATGTGTAAAATATATGACAGGTCACTATCATTGTGATGAAGGGATTGGAGAGAAGTTTGGTCTGGAAGTAATGCAAGCATTAAATGATAAATGTTCCCAGTGGAGAGCAGAAGAAAACATTGATTATAGCTTGTATGGCACACCTTTAGAGGCGACCACGGAAAAGTTTGCAAAGAAACTTAAAGAAAGATTTGGCGTTATCAAAGGAGTTACAAATCGTACATATATTACAAACTCTTATCATATTCCTGTATTTATAAATATTGACGCATTCGAGAAGCTTCGTATCGAAGCAAAATTCCAGAGATTAAGCCCAGGAGGAAGTATTTCATATATAGAATGTCCAAACATGGAAAACAACATTCCTGCTGTACTTGAAGTAATAAAATTTATTTACAACAATAATATGTATGCCGAACTGAATACCAAGAGTGATTATTGTCAAAAATGTGGATGGGATAAAGAAATCAAGCTTATTGATGAAGACGGAAAGCTGGTATGGGAATGTCCTAACTGTGGTAATAGAGATGTAAGAACTATGGATATTACTCGTAGAACTTGCGGATATAAAGGAACAGCACGTAATGGATGGAATCAGGGTAGACTTGGTGATATTCATGATAGAGTACCACACCTTGACGATATCGAGGAGGAATAGTATGAGATATGCAAGTATGCGCAATCTTGATATTTCCAATGGAGAGGGAGTTGGTGTCTCCCTCTTCGTTCAAGGATGTCCGTTCCACTGTAAAAATTGTTTCAACTCTGAGACATGGGATTTTAATGGTGGCAAAGAGTGGACAGAAGAAATAAGAGAAAAGTTTATAAAACTGATTGACAGACCATATATTAAACGAGTTTCATTTCTTGGTGGCGAATGTTTAGCTGAACAAAATCTTGATGAAGTTCTATCTCTTGTTAAAGAAATTAACAGAAGATTCCCAGACAAAATAATTTGGTTATATACAGGATACATCTTTGAACAATGTAGACCATTCTCAGAAGATGGATTATTACCTGGCAGTAATTTTGCACCACATTTACAAGAAATATTAAAGAAGCGTTGGGAAATAGTAGGTAATGTAGATGTTCTTGTAGATGGAGAATATATAGATGAGCAAAAAGATCTTACACTCAAATTCAGAGGCTCAAAAAATCAAAGAGTTATTGATGTACAGCAATCCCTTGCTCAAGACAAAATAATTTTATACTGCGATTGAAAGGAGTTTCAATATGATAACAGCAACAATCTCATTTATAGTAGGCGTATTCGTAGGTGGCACACTTATGGCATTCTGCAATGCAGCATCACACCGAGATAACATTAGATATCCAGATGATAAAGAGAGGGAGTGGGGCAATTAATGTCATACTTAACCGACAAGTTTAAGGGTATCTATCGTCTGAAAGTACCTATTGATAAAAATACAAATGATTTTCCACGCAAGCCAAACGGTCAGTATGAAGATATAGATATGTACATTTCCTGTCAACACGGCAATATGATATTTCACGATACAGGTAGCACATTACTAGCATATATTCCGAGTCTGCAGTGGGCATAATATCATCAATACTATCCAAGAAGAAAATCTTGGTAATGTATATGACATAGAAGAAAGTGATTCAGAAGTTCTTTTTAAATTCAAATATGTTGATTCAGACAAAATTATCCCATTACTAAAACCACGAACAAGTGGTTCAAATATCAGTCCATTTTCAAGTAGGAATTTGCCACAAAATAAGGATTATAGGATACCAGACGAAGACTTATTCAAATACAAAAATATTATCGAAAAAATCCCATCAGAGCGCATTTTGACCGTTTCTCACACCACAAATAACTTCATTAAATCATTAGCTAATAGAAGAAAGCCTCTTGATAGCATTAAGGCTGATATGAAACTGAAGGGATTGCGTGGTAAAGAGTATATACATTCTATTGGACTTTGGGATAAATATATTAAATATTTGGAGAAGAATTTATAGTAAGGAGAGATAAAAAATGGAGACAATTAAGATAAAATATTTTGATAACGAGATAGATAAAATAGAAAAGATCAGTAAAGGTGATTTGATAGATCTTCGTGCAGCAGAGACAGTAGAAATGAAGAAGGGTGATTTTAGACTCATTTCTCTTGGTGTAGGAATGAAACTTCCTGACGGATACAAGGCTAATGTATATCCAAGAAGTAGTACATATAAAAATTTTGGCATCATTTTAGCAAACAGTGTAGGTCAGATTGATAATAGTTATAGTGGAGATAATGACTGTTGGAAGTTTCCAGCAATTGCTATGAGAGACACAGTTATTCATAAAAACGATAGGATTTGTCAGTTTGAGATTCAGAAGGTTCAGCCAGAGATAGAATTTGTTGAAGTTGAACATCTTGATGATACTGATAGAGGCGGTATTGGATCGACAGGTAAACAGTAATACTAAAATTTTATACCAGGGATAAACTGATATTTATATCAATTTATCCCTTGTTTAAAGAGGTGATATATATAAATGACAATATGAATAGTATATTGCAACAAGCTATAGATAAAGGTATAATCAATATATCAGATGTGCAAGAACAATTATATATGAGTAAAATTAATGATATAATATCACAGCACAAATACAAAATATGGCAAGGAGATAATGGCTTTTGGTACACATATTTATCCGATAATACAAAGAAAAACGGAAGAAGATTAATAAAAAAGAAAAGTTTGGATAAAATACATGAGGCTATTCTTGACTTCTATGAGAACGAGAGTGAGAATCGAGTAATCACATTCAAAGACTGTTTCTCGTCTTATAAAAAACTTAAATCGGAAGTAGTTTCTAATAATACCTTGTCCAAATATGATACGGATTATAAAAGATATTTTAAAGATACATGGATTGAAAACGCTGATATTACTAAAATCACTGGCGATAGATTAGATATATTTATTCAAAAAACCATCAAAGAATTGGAACTTAAACCTAAAGCAGCGAAGGCATTGATAGGTTATATAAAAAGTATATTTACACATGCCATAGTTAGAAGATATATAAACGAAAACCCATGTATATATCTAAATCCTACTTCTTATTATTTGAGAAATTGTGTATATGAGATTTATAATACAGAAGATCGAATTGCAAATCAAATTGAAGTGGCAAAAGTAGTCAAAAAATTAAGAAGTGACTACAAACAAAAACCTGATTATATAGTGCCTTATGCTGTAGAATTAGCAATGTACACAGGTATGAGAGTCGGAGAAATATCTGCTTTAACTTGGGACTCTATTAAAGACAATGTAATAATAATTAATAAAGAAGAAATTTATGACAGAATTGAAAATAAATATTATATTGTCAATTATTCAAAAAACAAAAAACCAAGGATAGTTCCAATTACGAAAGATATAGAAAGACTGTTAGAAGAGATTAAAACCACCGAAGAACTATTTGGGTTCTTAGGAGATTATATTTTTATGAACAAAGATGGTCATATAAATAAGAGAAAAATTGGAGACTGTGCCAGAAACAAAGCATATCAAGCAGGTGTCGATAAAAGTATTAGTATACATTGTTATAGACGAACCATAAACTCAACTATTCGATGTGATGGGACATCTTCTATTGTTGCTTCTAGTATTATAGGAAATACACCAGAAGTAAATAGCCAATATTACACCTATGATGTTTCAGAAATTGAGGAAAAGAGAAATATTCTTGAAAAAGCAAATAAGAAGATGATGGCGAAAAGTAATCAGTAATAGCATTTATAAAAGTAATCAAAGTAATCAAAACGAGATTACATTTTGAACCTTAGAAACCTTGTAAAATCAACGAAAAATGGCTTTTTAGATGATTTTAAGTGCGGGTTCAAGTCCAACAACGATACTCGCAAACCCTTATAGAAAGGAGCTTTGCACATCTGATTTTTAAAAGTAATCAAAAAGGTAATCAATAAGCAGGAATGACGGAACTGGTAGACGTAGCAGACTCAAAATCTGCCGTAGGCGACTACGTGTGGGTTCGAATCCCATTTCCTGCATTTAATTAAAATCGTAAAAAATGGGAGCACAGAAATTAATCTGTACTCCCATAAATTTTGTCTAACTATAATTTAACTCTTATATCCATATCCAATCATAGCTGTTGGATTGTATGTAATCTGAACGTTACATTTCAAATTACTCTTGATCTTATTTCTAACTTCTTCATCATCGCTCTGATAAGTATTAACTATTCTCGGCAAAATAAAATTACAATCCTTGCCTAACTCATGAACAGTCCTGCTACTGGTTACAAGCTGAGTATCACCCTTGACATATATTTTTTCATCAGCAATGCAATTTTGCACTGTGAATTCCCTATCAAGAGTATACGACTCAGTATTAGGATTATAGTAATATGTATCAAATTTCAAATTACCAGCTTCCTTGACTGTAATAACATAGTCTGCATCAATATATCCACATATATCTGAAGTGAATACAATATCACTTTCAAGGGTGTCTGATAGCTCTATATTGAACGATTTATCTTCCTGTAAGGCATAAGGTGTATTTGCTGTAAATGTTAAATTAAAGCCAATTATCGAGCTATTAAGCATTACTTGTTTGCATGTAAATGTTCCTATCCAATATATATCCTCAAAACCTATAACATCAAGCTTGAACTTCTTATTTCTCAAACTTAACCACTTCTGTATTTTTCTTGCTTGCTCAACTGATATATCCATGTTCTCATAGTTAGCACAAGGATTTAAACATATCGAAAGTGGAAGAGTAAATGGTTCATCATAAGAAGTAGAATATAAATTGAATTGATTCGATCCCGATGATTTTTCTTGGTTAAGAGTTACGTCTGCACCAGATGATACTTCAACTGTTCCCGATGAACTGTCAAAATTACAACAGATACATTCAAAATCAGATAATTTCTTTCCATTAAATGTAAAATCTAATATATTCATAATTCACCTCCTATGCAATTCTCACTGCTTTAATATAACTTGATGTCATATTTATTCTTCCACCCGATGCCTGAAAAGCCTGTAAATTATATGTTGTCTGAGAAGTTGGCGAAATAATCCATTGACATTGAAGTGCAGAATTAATAGTTGCATTACTATCAACGGGAACAATTTGTTCTGAATAAGCCAAACCTGTTGAACCAGATGCAAATCTTATAGCACGTCTACCTCCTTTTGCATTGGCAAAATGTACGCTACCCATAATCACATAAGTACCTGCTGGTAAAGTAATATTTGCTCCCGTGTTAGCCCATACAGCATTAGATATTGCTTTATTATCAGTAAAAGAATTAACATATGTTTGCCCAATTGTATTACCATTATGGGTAATAGAACCATTTTTTTCAATTGAAAACAAAGAATCTCCACTTGAATTTTGAACTAAGACATAAGGTTTATCTTTTTCATTAACAATCATAATTCCAGCTTCTTTTGCGCCCATACTAATAGTATTGGAACTAGCTATTCTTGTATTTGAAATTTTCCAATTACCAAATTCTGTACTTCCACCGAAGAATGCATCCTTTGAACAATATATACCATATGAAGTATTGATCAAATTTGTATATTCTTCATCCGCAAGTTGTATATGATGACTTAATATATTTTGACTATAAATATAAAAACTATTGGTCGAACTTGTTGGATTATTAGAAATTAAGTGAGATTTGAACAAGATTAGTTTTTGATCTAAACTGGATACTTGAATCCCGTTATTATCTAATATTGTATATCCTGGCATACCAGAAGTAGATATACCTTGAAGATGTATTTGTCCTACTGGTTTTATTGCTATGGTTCTAACTGTTTCGCTATTTGATGTCAAATCTGAATATATAAAATCTTGATCACTTATTGTAAAACTAGAAGATCCTCCAGTAGTAACATTTTTCAAACCTATTGTATATAATGTTCCATCATATGTATTACTACCTTGAATATCATCAGAAGTAATAACCCATCCACCAATAGTGCCACCTGTGGCAGTGATGTTATCTGACGTTATTGTGCCAGTAATACTTGCATTAGTAGCTGTCAATGTGCCATCATGATCGACTCGAAATGGAGCAGATGATCCCGTACTATTTCCTGCCCAAAAAGCATAATCATGTCCACTAGCGCATCCAAGTCCAACATTAGTACCTTTAATATTATATTGAGATATAGTAAATCCACCAATTTTACCGTTTTCAGATGTCACAATACCGCTTATATTTGCATTGCTCGCATATAAATCGCCACTTGTAGTAACGCCAAATTTAGAACCAGCGGTGAAACACCAACCAGAAATAGCGGATGAGCCACCAACTGCTTTATTTTCTGTAGTTCCTGTTGACATTAATACTGATTTATCTGTACCCCAAGTTCCATTACTAAGATCATTTGTTCCAATTTTGAATCCACCAAGTTGTCCTGAGTTGCTTATAATAATACCATTCAGATATACATTATCCGCATACAAACCATAACCAAAGCAATCATAAGTACCACATTTTAATCCATCAAGATAACCAAGTCTCACACTTGGGACAGTATATACTGTATCAGGATCAGAACTTGATTTACTACCCCAAATATCAAGGTATGGTGCAGCATTTGTACTGCCTGTAGCCGACATCCTAATACCTACAGGGGAATATACGTTCTCAGTAGTCGAGCCAATCTTTTTACCGTATCTCTGATAGAGCATGATATTAATCTCGTCAAATGAAGCATTGTTTTTTTCTGTAGAAAAATGATTGGCGATTGAAGAATCCACTACAACATCAATAGCCATTGTGTATTGGTCGGTATTTAATGTGTTAGTCATAGTACCATCACCTTTTATAACAATACCATCAATCTTGCTCTGAATCTTTATTTTTGAACCTTTTGCCCACTTAACACCTTGTATCGTATTCGATGTAATTGCTTTCTCATCTTTAATTGATATACTAATGGTCGTACTATCTATCTTTTTTACATTTACAACAGTTTTTGAGGCTTTCTGTATATATATAGTTGGTGATACACAAAATTCACCACCCAAGTCTTGAATAGTTCTGATTTCCTGCTGATAAGCTACGAGTTTTCCATTAACTGTTACATTGGTTGCTGTGATATTATTAGCAGCAAGAGAGTTATTGATTGTGACTGGAACGGTAAACTTGGCAGAAGATTGATTAAATAGCACCTTGTTACCAGCGTCTCCTACCTGAAATATCCCATCTGTTCGCACTGTGGTTTTCCCAAAATACACACCATTAGTCCATGCTAAAGTATCGTTTATACCAAGCCAACCATTGTTAGCATAATCTCTAATAACCACCTTACCATTAATAGATATCTTACCATTCGCTTGTGAATTACCTACATTCAATGTGCCAGTAGTGGTAGTATTACCATTAACAGTTAATCCACTTGTAATTATACTGTTTGCAGTAAAATCAGTAGTATTCAATGTCTTAACAGTTAATTCATTGCCCACACTTATATCATTACAAAAAAGCTTGCCAAGCAATCTACTAGATCCTGTGACAAGCAAATTTCCTAACTGAGCCAAGTAAAATCACTCCTTTCTGAGAGAGCGATATTACTCGCCCTCCGTTGTATTTTCATCTTCCTCATCATCTACCTTATCCATAAATGACAGCATTTCTATATCATCCATATTGAGTCCACAGTCATCAGGCAGAGTCTCGTACATTGAATCCATATCAAATGTAGTAATAGTTACCTGTGTCTTATCTCTAAGAACTTCCTGAAGCTTCTTATCGCACTCAGCTAACTCATTCTGATATTCCTCTCTGAACTCTTCCTTGACATTTACGTTCTTCTGACCGTTCTCTTCAACTTCCTCAGTTTTACCATCAGCAACATACTTGTCGCCAAGTGACTGCAAGAGATCTCTCTTCATCTCCATAAAACTCTCATAAGTCTTACCGATTTCCTTAATATTTGTTCTGAGAGCAAGCTGTACCTGAAATGGAAGAGAGTTGAACTTGTTTCTATCAGTCTGTCTACTCTGTGAATACCACTCAGCTACGTTGATGAGTTCAATATTGTAAAATTCCTTTGTTGTAATCTTCTTATTAAATGACATAATATTTTCTCCTTTTTCTCAACTAAAATTAGGGCATATAACAGCCCATTAACTTATTCTCCATACGGTCTGAATATATGTCCAAACACAACATAATAAGGTTTATTTTCATCATGAAGCACCTTATACTCAAACCAGTCCAATATAAAAATTGATATACATACAATCACAAACCAAGCACAACAAAAGAGGATATTAAGTTGATTATGTGCAAATGTTCCCCAAAGTCCTCTATAGTCCCATATGGTAAAATCTTGATTGAATGTAATACCAAATAAATATTCCAACATGATAGAAGTCAAACCACCAAACAGCACTTGCCATGCTAAATCCATATCATATGTGAACATATTGTTATACTGTGAAATGATAATTCCCACAATAAAAGCGAGCATGAACATCGTCCAATGTGTCCAACCTCGCCATAAAATCTCTAATCCGCAATATATAAAACCAGATACTATGCCAATGCTAGTTAGCTGTAGTATCTTCTGTAGTAGTTTCTGTATTTTCGCCATCTGAATCACCACTTTCTGATGTAGATGTGTCTGTATCAGGTGTATTATCTGATCCATCTGTAGTTCCTGAACCACCCATAAATCCAGCAATAAGCCCCTGTATAATCTCAAGAGTATTAGCTATAATCTCGTTATACTGCGCCTGATATGATTCATTAAGAGGTGTGTCATATGTATAAGACATAATGGTATCTCTATCTGTCTCTCCGTCTAACTGTACACGAAGTAAATTGCATTTAGTAGTTTCCTGAGTAATCTTTAACTGCATCTGAAGATAGAGTGATATAATTACTTTAGCAGGAAACATACGACATTCGTTACCATTTGAGTGATATGGAAGATATGCAACTGCTGGATTCTGCATTGCAGTCAAACAGAGAGAAGAGATATTATTCTGATCATGTTGTTCAAGACTGAATGTCTCTGTGCCCTTATCTGTTTCTATTTGTACACCCTTTGATATTTCTGCCGTACAGGTATTATTAAGAATGCCTTTCTTATATGTCTTGATCTCCTCGTCAGACATTGTATTAAAATCTATAACAGGATTAACAATATCCTGTAAACTCTGAACTTGTTCAGCAAGATTACTCTTTGTAAGCCTTACTGCCAAGCAATCTACAAACTGGTTCACATCTTCATTATACTGTGCCCCACAGTCTGTAATATCAGAGTATGTATCATATATTTCGTATAAGCCAACAGATATATCATTCTGAAATACCTGAATGGCTGTTATTTTCTTGAAATTTTCCTTAACTCCATGTAAGTAATCTGTCTGCAAATAGAGCACAGGATCATTCGCAAAATCCTGTGCGGAAAACTTCACAAGAGTATAAGTTTCTTTATTGTTTACTAGAACGTAACTTCGCATTTAACACTCCTTTCTACATAATAAAAGAGCCTACCGAAGTAGACTCTATGTGTGTTAATTACTTAATTTTAAATTTCCCATATTTCATTACAAACGACAAAATCATTCGCAATTCTGATTTTGATGTTATCATTGATTGCGTATTTTAATAAATTCTCATCTTCAACAACCGCATCTGTTTCATATATTTCAGTAGTAATTAGGTTTCCTTGCTTAGTTATATTACTCATTCTTCAATTACCTCACCAGCCAACATTAAGTTTCCATTATTATCCACTGAAGCAGAGGATTGATATAATTCAAGAATATCAGAATCGGAGAGGGCAGTAACATAGATGCGAAAATCTGAAAGCTTGCCATTAAAATATGGTGTAATACAATTGACACCAGAACTTTCACCACCTAAGAATAAATAGCTATATTTATTAAAATGTATTCCATAGCTTGTATAGGTTTTCTTTTCATATAACTTTCCATCAAGATAAATAGCATCTCCGACAGAAGCCTTATATACACATGTAATCATGTGCCAGCCTGATGCCATATCTAATAATTTAATGCCAGAATAACCACCTATTGTACTAGTATAATCATACTTTGATTTATCTGATGTAATATAAATGTTTAGTGCAAATTTAATTGAATTGTTGACTCCCTCTGTATTATATCCCCCACCTTCAGTACAGCTAAACAACCTAGCATTAAATTTAGTCCAATCGTCCATATACGCCCAACAGTTTATTGTAATTTCTTCTTGACCTTCAATCATAGTTGATGTACCACAATTTACATATTGCTTATTTCCATTAAACGCATAACTTCCTTTGTATCTAGGTGTATCACTTGACCAAGTAGGACATGTAGAATCTGTTACACTACCATTATTACAATAACCACTTGTATCGTAGATTACATTATCATAAAAAGAAGCATCGTCTTCAGGAGCTGGTGTCCAAGGCGTAGCAGTAGAAGATTTTTCGAGTTTTACATTCTTAAGCCGTGCTGTAAAACTCGCCTCAACATTTGCGTTTGAATTATAAAAAGATATAATACCCTGTTGTCCAACATTTGAAGATGCTTGTTGAGGAATAGTAACGGTTTGCTTTACATGATACCATTTATTTAATTCGCATCCGTTTTGCCCTACTACGGGTAAATTATGTTGAGTTACCCCTCTCCAAGCACCAGTGGCGGTTTCTCCACTTGGGGCATTAACATATCTTTGTCCCATCCAGAGTTCCCCCCTATTAGAACCTGTAGGAAAATTCCAAGCAGTGTACATTATGTCATACGACCATGTATATTTTTCACCAACTGGGTAATCTCTGCATTCATATACAAATCCGTCAAGTATAATACCTTTATATGTTTTTTTTGATTTTAAAGTGAACTCACCATATTCGTCTGTTACAGTTGGAAAATTTTTGAAAAAACCTGCTTTCACGTTTCCTTTGCCGTTTTTGATCAGATTCCTACCACCAATTTTTCCATCAACTTCTCCGAGAGGGTAGTGGCAGACTAATCCTTCTGATATTTCCTTGACTTGACGTGGGGAAAGACATGTATTGTAAATTCTGAAATCATTTAAATACCCCTCAAATAGATAAGTTTCAGAACTTCTTTTACCAATAAGAGCTGTTGTGCCTGATAAACCAGTTAAATTTTTAGGTTGTGATGTCGAGCATTTAACTCCATTTATATATATTGTTACAGTATTGTTTGAGCTTTGATATGTCATACAGCAATGAACCCATTCTGTCGTGTCACAAACATAAGTAAGATCAAGTGTATTACCAGTAATACTATAAATATCAAATTTGTTACCATAATGTCCAATAATTAAATTGCCACATTGATATACAACTCTAAATTTAGATAATATATTATTACTTATTTCTTTTATCCAATAACAACAAGAAAAATCTTTTCCCGATTCAATTCCAAAAGCGTTAGATAACTGTAAATATCCATTACCAACAAACGATCTACATTTACCGAGTTTTCCTTGGTCATATACAGAAGTTCCATAGTCTACTACATCCATATTTGTTAAACCATAATTTTTCGTTGTCCCATCTGTGAATGGCAACCATAAACATAACAATCTATCACACTCCTTTCTTTATAAAATAGGAGAGTAGTACCGTTCCCTACTCTCCTTAAAAATACATATATCATTAAGCAAAAACGAAGTTTAAGCACTGTAAATTGGCATCATACTCTAATGTACACTTATCACCAATCATTACTTTATCTGCGCTTATTTGCCCCTCAGAAGCGATTCCTCCCTTTACTTTCAGTGCGCCAGTGGTCTTACTGGTCGAAACTGTGGCAGATGAAATCGTTGTTTCCTTCGAGAAGGTTTTTGCTCCTGATATGGTTTGTGTTGTATCTATTGTGACATATTTAGATGTAATTACATTGCCTGCACCATCTTGGGTTGCTTTAGTGGCGTAAGCAACCGATTGAGATCCGATATTTGCAGACGTAATTATAGTATTACCATTATGAGTAAAACAACTATCTGAATTTTTAGTAGTAAAATTGATACCAAAATAATGAGATATATTTAACCTTTTATAACCATCACTCGCTTTATATGTACCAATTCCATACCAACTACATCCAGTGTCATTATTGTCAGTAGTCGAAGGAGTCCATTTAAGAATTTGGGACGCTGATGTAGTTATAGTACCAGTCACGCTTCCACCAGTAAGAGGAAGATAGGTTGATGTAATGGTATTTCCATTCCCATCTTGAGTTGCCTTAGTAGCTGAATCAGCAGATGTAGCCTTAGTTGCGGTAGCAGCATTACCTGTTATACTAATTCCCCATGTGCCACTTGCTCCTGTACCGTCTTTCTTGACAGTATAAGATGTATAATTTGTACTGTCTAATAATGTTTTCCAATCACCATAGGTATTAGCTTGTCCAGTCATTCCTCGTACATATACAGTAGGAGAAGAATCTGCCGAGATGCACATTTGGCTATCCCAGTTACCTGTGTTATCCCAATAAAAATGCAAAATATGACCATCTTTAGGTGGCTTATGAGAAGTCATAGAACTTGATGCCTTGAAAGTGGCTACTCCCCC